TATCAAAAATATGAAATCCACGAGTATCATTTACATCATTCCAATACATTTCATAAGGATTTCCCAAATAAAAAACGACACCATTAGTAGAACGAGTATGATAATGCCCAGAAAATACTTTTGTAAGCCCATCAAAAACTATAGAATCCATACCATCATCCATCGTATGTCCACGATAGGCTTCAAATCCATTTAGTTCCAAGTGTCCCATCGCAACCTTACATCCACTTTTTTTTATGAGACGTAAAGTTTTTTCTTCATTATCGGCACATATCCAAGGAATGAAAAGAGTATTCAAATTTCCTATTTTAACTACTTCTGGATCACTATAAGTTTTGATATTAGAGTAATTTTGAAGTAGAAGAGATGGGGAATTTACATTATTCGTGTTCTTATAATATGCATCGTGATTTCCCACTAACATATGAACGTTGTATTTTGAAAGAGGATCTAAAACAACTCTTTTTGTCCATTCTAAACTTTGATAATCAATTGATTTACGACTATCAAAGGCATCTCCCATATGAATAACAGTTGTAATCCCGTGCTGTTCCAGTGTCGGGAAAAAAATGTTTTTATAAAATGACTCAAAATAATCTTGAAAAAGTTTAGAACCTTTTCGGCAACCATAGTGAGTGTCAGTGATGATTGCGACTTTCATTCAATAACGAAGTTTAGAGTGGATTCCATCCTTGATGCTATTATAGTCTGAATAGTTTCCGGTGTCAACTGTATTATCATCGGTAAAGACCTCAGAGTATTCAGAACGTTCAAGAATCTTATTTTTGATTTCTAACTGACGTTTTTCTTTTTGAATACGACGAAGAAAGGCATAGTGAATAATCTGAGTAAAATACGCAAATGGGTTCTGTGATTTCTCTGGGTCAAAGTTATGAATATACTGAACACAGTTTTCAATACCATCAGAAATCATATCTTCCTTGAACATATAGTTTACGAAGTTTGGTTTGAAAGAGAGATGATTTGCAATCTTCAAAAAACACTCACCAATATATCTTGGTATTTGTGATTTTGTATCCCATCCTTTTGACCTATCTTCTCTTGTTGGTTCTCTACCATACTTTCTGATAAAGCTGATTTCAACATCCTCACGATACTTTGTGAGAGCAGCAAGAAACTCTTTATTATTTACGTAATGTTCTGACCTTTTTCTTTTGGTCATAATGTTTGTGGTGATCATAAGTTTTACTCATTATTATGTAGATATTATAACACTTTTAGAAATAGTTGACAAGTTTCTCAAATCTGATAGAATAACCTTTGTGAGGGTTGAAAAGTTATATTAGCTACTTTCATAGAGCTTCTCTAAGATATCTTTAGCATCATTTACACTTGAGAGATATCCCATTTGACGATTAATGTTTGATTCATTATTTTTTTTCTTATAAGATTGTCTCAAATAAGATTGATACATTGATATCATTTCAATATCATAAGATTCAGAAAGAGTCAAAACATCATCAAGTTTGATAATAAACATATCTTCTGTTGTCGTCTTCAACCAGGGTTCTATCTTATATCCAGATTCACCACCTCTACTTTTATATTCAGAGATTACAATTGGGTTTGAGACAATCAAAAAAGTTCTCTCTTCCTCTTCTGAGGCTGCAACTTTGGCAAAAACTTCTTCACCAGACTTAAGTTTGAGAGTGCAGTAAAAATCTTCCTCTATCATTTTTTTAGTTGTATTGTGACTATTTCATAATTAAAATTTTCTTCATTATATATTTTAATTCGTTCTATCAAATGATTGAGTGTATAATTCTTTTTTGAGTTATAAGTACAATCATCGGCAATATCATAAAGTGTTGCTTTGACTTTATCTTTGCCTTTACGAAGAACTCTTCCAATACTTTGAAGATTTCGTATTCTTGATTTACTTGGAGAGGCAAAAATTACATTATGTAGATTTTTGATATTGATACCAGTGGAAAATGTTCCATAGGAAGCAACTATAATAGCATTCTTTTCTTTTTCAGTAATCTCACGAACTAATTCTCTTTCTTCAGCATTCACTCCACCGTGAATAAAAAAGACTTTACGATCACTTTGCTTATTTTTATTTATATTTTCGTAAAGTATTGCTCCGTGTGTTTCTACTCTTGAATATAATACCAGAGTGTTTCCCTTTAGATCTAAAGTCAAGTTTGTAATAAATCTATTTCTCTGTTCGTGAGAGATAAGATATTGTATTTCATCTTCATAAACATCAAACTTTTGAGGAGGATGTTTGAGGACAATACACTGAATATCTAATTGTGAAAGATGACCCTGTTTCATTAACTCATCAGTTCTCGTAACTTTATAAGAAGGACCAAACAATCCCTCTAATACCCATTTATGAGTCTGAGTACCATCAAGAGTACCGGTAAATCCAAAACGATACTTTGCATGATGAAGTTTCGTCATAATCTGAATCAGTGACTTGCTCTTGAATAAATGAGCTTCATCACCTATAATTACATTATAGTCCTCAAAGAAAGACCTTTCCAATTTATAAATAGACTGCCAGGTAGTAATTGTCACTGAGTGTTCATTTGTCTTTTCTCTACCAGAATAAATTTTGTGGCAATATGACTCAGAATCCCAACCATAATCCTCAAAATCCTTATACATCTGCTCTACAAGAGATGTCGTTGGAACAACTAAAAGAATTTTTTGCCCTTTATCTACATAGTATCTTACGATTGAATAAATCATCAGAGATTTTCCTGAGGCAGTGGGTGATATCAGCAGTTTTCGATTATATTTTAGTGCATCGTATACTCCATCCACTTGATAATCACGAGGAGTATGGGAGCAAATAGAACTCATATAATCCTTTACACCCTCTAATGATATTCCCTCATTCACCTCAAAAGGTTGACCATAAAATTTATTATTTTCAAACTTATATGTGTAATTGAATTGTTCGCAAAAATTTATAACTTTATCTAAAAGACCCACATATATTTGTTTACTTCTAATATCGAATAAGTGTATTTCCCCATTCCAATTTCTCCCTCGATACTGAGGCATAAATTTTGCACCGGGAACTTCAAATTTGAAATGATCTCTCAGTTCATATTCAATATGAGGTTCTGTTTTTATTTTTAAAAATACTTCGTTAGACTTAGATATAATAAGATTTTCTGTAGTATCTGTCACAAAGATTCATATGTCTATGAGTATTTATTCACCCCAATCCAGCATTAAATCGCAGAAATTCAATTGAGTTCTTAATTTGATATGTGCGATTTTGAATGACTTTTAATATACTTTCAAGATAATATAAGATCGTATCATAATAACAAATTTTCATATTAATAGATGAAAGTTTATCATCTGCATCAAGATATTTTTGCATAGTTTCCTTATCCCGAATTTTCTTTGGAAATGGATTCTCTACATAAACATCCGGGTCTGCCTTTCCAGAGAAGTATTCATATCTTTCGTGATGAATATTTTTCTTTTGTTGCTCTGCTTTTTTTCTTAAAAGAACAATTGTATTATAAAGATTAAAATATTTTGCGTGAAGAACTGGTATATTTAAAGATTCTGTATGAAGATTATCTGGATCTATTTTTGCGTCCTTTTCCCACATCTCTTGAATTTTTTCAAGATCAATACTCATAATGGAGTTCCACTTAAATCGGTTATATTGTAGATAGTATACTTGAAACTCACCTCTGCTGTAAAGTACTGAATGTCTGAATCAGTAGCAGTAAATGATAATGTTGTCAATGAATATGGAAATAAGTCATTAAATCTAATTTGAAAATTTGGAACAAAATTACTACTTAATACCTGAAGTGTTCCATCAGAATATATGTCCATTGATTTTTGAACATACTTTGAATTCGTAAATCCATTATTTTGAAGATTATAAATCTCTTCCAATTTTTCTGGATATCCCAAACCACGAATCCAATTTTGAATCTCCATATAATTTTCAAGATCTTCATCTACCATAAAACGCAGATTCAAATCCCCAAAAACAATTTTATCTCCTGGAGTATCAATATCTTTTAGATATGTTGGTTGAATTGCAATTCCAAGAGTTAAATCTGGAATATTTGCCTCATTACAAAAAAATGCAACTTTGGGACTTCTTTTTATCGTGAACTTAAATCCACTTGGTGAAAGAAAATTACGATTTTCAATTTGACCTGATGTAGTAGATGCCATTTTTTTTTAAATATTTAGATAAAAAAAGGGACCCATATGGGCCCCTTTGAAGATTTGTGAGAAGACTCACATTAGATTTTTTACAGCAACACGTCTGTAGTAACGGTTAACATTCACTCTAAGTCTTCCTAGACCTTGATCAGTTCCTTCAGCAAATGGATTGGCAACAAGACCATAACGGGTCTTGAATCCAATTTTTGGTTGGAAGGAATTCTCACCAACGGCACGAACCATTTGGAGAGGAACATAAGGGCAATAGAATAGTCCGGCATCATAAGGGGAAGAACCCTTATAACCAACCACATAATACTGGTTACCTGGAGTTGCGTTAGCAGTGGTCAGGTTAGCAGAATATGGGTCAATATATACACGGAATTTACCCATCAGAGTACCAGCAAAAGTATTTCCGGTGTCATCAACGTTGAGGTTCGAGTTCAGAGCAGGAGTATAATCAAGCACACCTGCCATTGTGAGTGCTGAAGCAACGTCAGCAGAACACATTACGATGTTGCCCTTTCCACGACGAGTTCTTTGTGCGATTGCGTTAGCATCACGCTCAATCTGGAAAAGAAGTCCTTTGAACTTCTCAACTGACCAACGACCATTGGAGTCAACGTCAAGGTCAAAGATACCAGCAGTTGCGGTATTCTGTACAGCACCTTGCTCAGCCACCTTGTAGATGGTTCTGATAACCTCACGGTTGATTTCAGCAAGAATCTCTGTAGACAGAATATTCGCAAGTTCTGCTTCGGCATTCAAACCGTGGATTGCCTTGAGATCTTGTGCGAGTTCTAATGAATACTCGGCCTTGAGTGCTCTGGATTTAGCAGTCACAGTTACTTTCTCGATTGAGAAAGCCATCTGATTGAATGCATCAGAACCAGTACCATCAAGATTCTCAGCATCACCAGTAACCATTCCCTGACCTACGTTGTAGGCAGTAGAAGTCGCAGTGCCAACGGGGTTGAGAACTGAAGGGTTGGTTCCACCTTGAACAGTGGTACCAATACCAGCAGCACCATCACTGAATCCAGCAGATTCATCAAGACCAGCATCCTGACCAGAGAATGCGGAGTCTACTTCATTGAAGAATGCTTCGTTACCGGACTGATTGGTATAACGTGAACGCATTGCGAAGATGAGTCCAGTAGGACCACTCATTGGTTGTACACCAGCAAGGTCATATGCGACCAGGTTGGGCATTGAACGACGGATGAGTGAAATCAATACGGGATCAAAACCAGCAGTAGGTCCGCCAGCAGCAGCACTACCACCAAAAGCACCAGAAGCACCAGCAGCATTGCCACTGTTGGTTGGTGACTCCATCAACATTGATAATGAACCATTATCAAATGAGGATTGCTCTCTTAAAAATCTTTCTTGGTTTTCTAGCAGAACTGCGGTTACTGCTCTACGATGAGAATCTTTGATTGGATCAAGACCTTCATAGTTGAGAAGTGGTGCCCACTTGTCCTGCAATTGTTCGGATTGGAACATTTGCTTTTACCTTTTGTAAGTGAATGTTTGCGTTTGAATTATGTTAAATTCAATTATTTGCTAAATTTTGAAAGTGTGTTTAGATATGCAGCCATAGAACCTGAAACAGATTCTGGTGCCGAATCTAATCCCTCAGAAAGGGTTTCGGTTTTAGCATATGGAGAAATCATTTTTGTTGGAAAATAAGATTCCTTTAGTGTCTCCAGTTTTTCACGATATTCTTCTTCACTTTCAAACTCTACACTTTCGGCAAGTGAGGCGAGCTTCTCTTTCTGAGTGTACGCAAGACCCTCAGAAATTTGATCTAAGATTCCATCAGCAACCGACTCTGCGAGACGACTGTTGAGTGAAACGTTTTTCTCAATCTGCTCGTTGAGTTTCGTCTCCATATCATCAAGTTTGTTTACCATGCTCTCTAGAACATCATATTTATCTTCAGGGATTGTTACATAATGTTCTTCAAAAAGTCCTTTCAGACCAGTCAAGAAGGACTCAGTGAGTTCTTCTTTTAGACCCTTTTCAATTGAGAGTGTGTTTTCAGCAAACCACTCATCAGCAACATATTCAAGATAAGAATCTACACGATCATTCAATGCTTCTTTGATTTCTTCAATTTCTTCTACAAGTGCTTCAGCATATCTGATCTCAAGAGATTCTTTGATTTCACCAATTTTTGATCTGAGTGCAGATTCAAAAACAAGTTTTGCTTTTTCTCTGAACTCTTCGGAGAGTTCTTCTCCACCGAGAAGAGCATTTACATCTTCTTCAAGATCAAACTCTTCTTTTAGATCCTCATCATCTTCCTCTTCGTCATCTTCTTCCTTTTTACTTTTCTTACCATTTTTCTTGTTATCTTCTTCTTCGTCACCCTCTTCCTCTTCATCCTCTTCTTTGGCTTCTAGAAGTTCTTCATCTTCTTCATCATAATCAGCATCTTCTTTTGCCATACCCTTCATAGGATCTGCACTTCTTGCACCCTTGTTAACAACATCTCTAACTTGCTTGAGTGTTCCTTCAGGGGTCTTAAGTTTTGCAGAATCATCATCAGAACGATAATTCTCAGGTGTAGGACCACCTAAATCTTCCCAACTACCAGTTTGACCTGGTGTTGAACCACTTAAGTGACTCATTGGGTTAGGTGCTGGTGCATTAGCATTCACAGCAGTTTTGGATTGCTTTGTGCCTACTTCCATTTCTTGTAAATCTCCACGAGACATTTGAACTCTCCGATTTTCTTTTTATGAAATCTATATTTATTTATAATTTAATAATTTACAACGAATTTAGAAAATCGTTGAAAAGATTCAATCTATTCTCTTCCAGTTGTTTTTGTGAAACTAATGTATTTATTCTATTGTATGCTTTCCTTGCAGAATGCTCACGAAGCACTCCACCATCCCATACCCATTCCTTACCTTCCATAATCCCCTGAACGAATGCATCAGGTGCAGAGGGGTCTGCAACAATATCAGCAGCAGTTGCGAGCATAAAATCTTCACCAACTTCACTATATCCATTTTGAGTTGGTCTTAGTGAACCAATACCACGAGAAGAAACACCGAGCATCACACCTTCTTTGAGAAGTGCCTCTGCAATCTTACCCATAGGAGTGGAAAGAATTTGTGCCTTACCAATAAAATTATTACCTTCACGATAAAGTTCTGTAATTTTATGAGAAACTCTGTCCAGATTGACTGTTGGACCATCTGGATGTCCGAGTTCACCAAGAGCACGACCTTTATTTACATATTGCTCTGTATATCTTTTGACCTCACGTTCCATCACGGGCATACGATAAATTCTTTTATTCCGATTTGGTTGTTCGGTCTGAAGAAATGGTCCTTTGATATAAAGAGTTTTCTTTCCATTTATACTTTCAGTAATCACTTCTACTGATTCTATCTCTTCGGTAATAAGTTTCATCAGGCATCTCCGGAAATTTGTACTTGTTGATAATAAAGAGTTCCTGCACCAACCCCATATGCAGAAACTTTATTTGATGTGATAACAAACGCATCTGCGGATGAGAATGCTGTTGCAATACCACTTGAGTTATAATTCACAGTCATTCTTGACTGAAAATACCCACCAACTCCGGAAGAAGTATCAACTGAAAGAACTTGTTGATGTGTGAAGTTATGGTATGTTGAACCACTCAAAGTTACATAATCTCCAACACCAAAGGGAACTTGAGTTCCTTCTGGTACAGTCACGATTGTTGTAGTTCCTGTTGTGACTCCAACAACACGATTAGATGCCTTTGTGAGTGCAAGTGTTGCAGTTCCACCAGAGGGAACATAATAATCAGCATTAGTAGCAGAAGGAGTTGCTCCAACGGCAACAAATGCAGCACCACCTACAGCAACTACTCTTACAACACTTGATTGAACTGAAAATGCAGAAGATGTTGATGCAGTTCCTGCTGTGAAGTTGAATGAGGATCCAGCCCCAACTGGTCTATGAGCCATTATTTTATGAGATACACTTTTAGTTATTTATTACTTTACAAGTTCTTGAAATTTATACTGCGATTTGATAAGCACCAGAAATATCAAAGTGACTATAGTTATTTGTTGCAGTTACTGGAGTAGTGGACTTCCATGCCAAGTCTGTTGCACTTCCAGAATAATATAATTTCATTATAATTGAAGATTCAGCAATATCTGTAATTCCTGCAATATGATAAATTGCATCATTAGGGTTAGGAGCATGTAAAGTTCCACCACGAATGGTTACAGTATGTGCAGTATCAAATGGTAATGTGAATTGATACTGGCTGGCAGAACCGAAATCTGATGTAGCTGCAAAATTAACATTAATTCTAAAGTGGCAGATTAATCCCTGAAGAACATAAGAACCAGTAGTCACAGTTCCAGCAAGTGTGTTACCAGAAACAGTTTTGAATTGTGGAGTAAATGTTGTTGATGTATTTGTAATACCAAATGGAATACCTCCAGGTGTTACACCATCCGATAGACGAATTGGAGTTGTTCCATCAATATCGTAAAAAATTTCTCCCTTTTTACCAATATATTGAGTTGCTGTAGTAGCACCCATTTTATCAGCAAAAAGTTTAAAGGATGTATCAGACATTGAATTTTCTACTTATATGATCCTTTTTATATTTATCACTCTTCATCATACTCTTCGTTTTCAACCTCAGAATCACCAAACATTGCGGATGATACAACGGGTCGGAAAGCATCAATTCTTTCTGCTGATTTGGAAAATAGCATATCTTTGATCTTATCACTGATTTGTGATGGTGATTCATCAGCAACAATCATATCCATTAAATCATCCATTTTATTACCATTAGACATAACTGCTTCTATTTATATCTCTCCACCCTTCGGCATTTCCATTGCTTTTTGCCTTGGTGAAACGATTTTTTCATCACCTTTTAAATCTGGCTCCATCACTGGTTGCCCCAAATCCATTTGAGATGTTGAATCTATTGGCATTCCTGTTGCTGGGTCTATAGGTTGATTTGGATCTGGAATAATACCCTTCCCAATTTCTTTTTTAATCAAATCGTCCTGTTCAATAATTTCAATATCAGTTTGACGAAGAATATTTCTTCTTACATAATCTTGTGAAAAATACTTACCAATATATGGTTCTGCAGTTGCGACCATCGTAAGTCTTTCATTTAATAGTTCTGTATTCTTCAGTTCGGCAAAATGATTATCATATAGGAAATCATACTGAATATGCTCATTCATTATCTCCCAATCTTCTGGAGTAATAATATTTTTTAGAATCAATTGAGTCTTGAGCATATCACTAAACATTACAGAAAATCTTTTTCTTAAACGAGCAACAAATTTACTAAACTTAACTTCATCTCTTAAGATTTCTGATGAACGACCAAGATTAAATCCACCTTCTCCATCCATTCTTGATGTAGGAACATTTAGAGAACGGAAAAGTTTTTTCTTAAAATACTCAATATCTGTGATTTCACCAAGATTCTGACCACCAGGAAGTGTAGTGATTTCAGTTCCTCTACCACCTTCACGACGAGGTAACCAGAAATCCTCAAGCATTGCCATAAACTTCTTATCATCACGAATTTCTCCAGTCGCAGAATCATACACTTGCTTATTACGATAACGATTCATTACATCACGAAGATATTGCTCTGCCTTTACCTTTGGAAGATTACCAACATCAATATAGAATATTCTTCTTTCAGGAGCACGAGAGAGACGATATATTACGAGACTATCCTCAATCATTCTCAATTGATTGAGAGACTTGATTGCCTTATGAAGATATGAGAGAGTTGACCCTTTATTGCGATCTACTAAACCAGAAGTACAGTAAGTAATGGAATCTTTTGACATCTTGATTCCACTGGAAGAACCTCCAAGTGCTCCTGGTGCCGGAGTACCTGTTGGATACGTCATTTTTGGATTATATATGAAATATTCCTCAATTTCAGGAAACTCATAATCCATTGGATTATCAACATTTCTGTTTGATAATTTATACTTATCATTATCGGTCTTTTTTGCCTGACGAACATATCTCATCTTAAGTGAATCAATATATCTCATCTCCTGAATTCCCAATTCAGGTCTCTTTAAATCAATAACTTTGTGATAATATAATCTCCCATCAATATACCAATTTCTATAAATTTCGTGAGATTTTTTATCAAAATCTAAAAGTTCTAAAATATATTTAAATTCTTTGCGTATTTTGTCCTTAATTCCATCACTTGCACTTAAATTTGAAAGTTCAATCGTAATAGGACTATCATTTGTGTCTGATACGATTGCCTCATTTACAACATCTTCAATTGCACTATCACATTCCGGGTGTAGTGCCATCTCACGATATCTTTTGATTAAATCATATTCTGTGCGATATACTCCCTCAATATCAACATAAGAACCAAAAAAACCACTAGTTAAATAATGATCAACCCCGTCCTCATTATTAGGAGGAACGGGGGAAACCACAGTAGGAGATACTGGTTCACTATTTTCAATTGAGAATCCAAACAACCTTGCCATAATTTATTTAATCAGTTTATACTATTTATTGACCCTATCAATTGGTCTTTTCTGCAGGATACCAGTAATTCACTTGAAATTCAACAGTAAATTCTTCAATCGTATCTGATGTATCAAAGGAAAGATCAATTGCAGAAATATTAGTTGGAAAAATATCCTCAAATATGTATTGTTTGGCATCGGCAACACCACTAGTGCTTGATGCTGTAATTGTTGATGCACTTCTGCTCAACTGAGTCACTGTTGCATTTGCCATATATGTAGCAGGATCGGTAGTACCACTTGCATCCTTATATTGAGCAATATGCTGCATCCAATCTTCCATAACCTTCCTAATCGCAAAATCGTTGTCATTAATGACAGTAATTTGCCAAGTATCAAAGGTTCTATCACCAGCAACCTTAAAAATTCTTCCACGAAAAGGAACATCAATAGATGCAACGTTTGAGGCAGGTAGATTAGCTGCCTTACATAGCACTACAAATTTTTCAGGAAGAGTTCCTGCTGGTGATGGAATGTTGCCAATTGAAACTTCAAACAGATTAGGACGAGCACCACCACCAACAAGTGCCGTTTTAAAATCAGTGATAGTCTTTTGTGTTGCCATTTTTGGATTCTCCTTTTAATTTATTTATTTTAATTAAACAGTTCCAGCAACTTCTTCAAAACTAACACCAGTGCGAGTTGCAACAAAAGTGAGAGTTACATAATTAATTGATTTGGTTGGTTTCAGGAAGATATCAGCACGGAACTCATTATTATCAATCACATCAGGAGTGTTATTTGAAGTATCGCAAACAACCAAGAATCCGTAGAGACCTCTCTTTGCTTCTACATCACGAAGGTATGGTTCAACAATATTCTTAAAGTTTGCTCTTGTAAGTTCATCATTCAATTCAAAGAGTTGTGCCTGTGCAGCTCTTTGTAGTGTTTGCTCAATTGTAAGGAACAAACGACGAACGTTAATTCTATCAAACGCAGATGCATATCCAAGAGCAGTCTTGTCTCCAAAAAGAAGAGTTCCAACTCCAGGTTGAGTTATAATTGAATTTATTCTTTGTGGGTAAAGTTGGTCCCTTTGTGCCTTATTTGGATTATATGCAAGTTTAACTACATTATTTAAAATTCCTCTTTGCTGACCTGCAGGAGAGAACCAAGGATATGCAACAATATTAGTGCGAGTCATTAGACCGGCAACATCAGCATTACAAGGAATGTAACGGAACTGATTGTTGAACCTATCATAGGTATACTTGTATCCACTATCAAAGATTGCATAAGAAGATGATTGAAGTGAACTGAAATATTGAATCAGATTTGTTGTTTGAGTCGTAGTATTTGTAATATTAACTAAGTTTGCTCTGTGTGGACCAATACATGCAACAGCATCTCCTCTTGAACCTGCAAGAGAAATTAAATAATTTGCCTTTGCCTGTGAATCCACTTGATTCGTAAGACCTGGACCCATAATGAGATAATCTACTTGAATCTCATCTTTATTACTAAAGAGTTGATATGAGTCAATCAAATCTCCAAGAGATGCCTGCATTCCATTAGTAGCAGAATAATCAACACCTCCTGAGAGAGTGTATGATTCATTTCCGATTGAAGAGAAGGTTATTCCCTGTGCATTTTGACCCCAGAGACCTTGTGAGGTTGTGTATGGAGTAAATGATGTACTGAACCCTACTGCTCTTGGAGCAGTTCCGTGATATGAATCAGCAGCACTGGAAGGATTGCTTCCTGCATAAACTTGAGAAGAGAAATCGGCAAGAAACTGTTTGTACCAAATCTTTTGAGGAGAATTTACTGCAGAAATTGAATCAAATGCCTTGGAAAGACTTACGAATTTTTCAATAATTGTTCCCGAATTTCCTGTGATTGTTCCTCTATCATCAACAACTGCAATATGGAGAGCATCATTTTCACCAGCTCTATCAAGTGAATATTGATTTGTGACTGGTTTCGGTGCAATTGACTTCCAATAAATTGTGGAATTTGTAAGACCAAGAGTTTGTTGTCCGTACCAATCAACAACTGTGGAAGGAGTAATCGGAGAAGATGCTGATGTTCCTGTATTGATTCCAGAATTGTTGACGAAACGAAGAGAACTTGAAGTAGAATATGATGCAGTAGAAGAATTTTCTGCATAATCAATTAAAGTTTCTGTATTTCCTGATGAAACTCTAGAAACAATTCTTACATCAATAGTACTATTTCCACCTGTAGCATCAGTCGTAACACCAGTAATAATACCCTTTAAATAACCATTAAAGAGTGATGTTGTTCCTGATCCGGCAAGAGCAATATTTGTGAGTGCAGTTGTAACACCAAACCCAATAGTTGCACCAGCATTTGAAAGGTTTGTTGTGGTAATACCAATTGTCTGATCTGCTAAATTATCAATAAAACAAACTTTTAAATTATTTGCCCAAGTTCCTGGGTTCTTTGCTGCATAAGTGAAATTATTTCCGTCTGAGTGATTATTTGTATAATCATCATAATTTTCAATTTTTAATGCTGAAGTAGAGGCAGCTCCAACTCCGGCATTTGCATTATTCAAAGTTGATCCATCGGTTCTTACAACCTTAAGAATACCCCCATAAGAAAGGTATGAGGAAGCACTCATCCAATATTCGTATTGGGAATCTGTTGAGAGTGGTTTTCCAAATACGTTGATTAAATCCTGTTCTGTTGAAATATCAATTGGATAATCTACTGGTCCAATTGGAAAGGGTCCTGCAATTGCACCAATATTATCAAGTACATTATCAGCTCTTCCTACCGTTAAATCAACCTCTCTGACGAGTACGCCTGGAGATAATTGAGGAGTCGCCATTTTTTTCTCCGTAAATTCTCAGTTTATCTAAGAAATATTTATCAAATCTTTTATTTACATATAATTCCACATAAAAGACCGATCACCATACTCATCAGTAAACCAACGATCACCATCAACATCAGTGAAACTTGTTTCATCCAACCCATCAGAAACAAAACCAAATGGAGCCATATCCTGTTCTATTTGATTTTTTTGCTCTTCATAAAGTCTTTTTCTTACATCTTGATCTGTGAGTTCTTTAAAATAATCTTGTGCTACTAACCAAGCATAGATGACAAGACACATTGCTAAGTCATCGTTACATCCTTCTTCTGCCTCAAACGAATTGTGTTTTTGAATGAATGTGGTAAGTTCACTCATAATCTCATAATCATTAAAGTTCAACTTATCCTCTTCAATCATAGTTTTGAGATTTAAGCACCCGATTTTTTTAACAGTCTTGGACATTTTTACTCCAAGTTGAGTTTTCTTTCCAGAAAATCCCTGTCCTACAATTTGACCTGCTCTTCCTCTCATAGAGCACATCAACAAATTACTATACTCCAAATCATACTGAAGAATACTTGCAACCTGATCTCCAACATCATTAACTTCACATAATATAAATGCATTATTATAATTTTTTGCTACCTCATAAATGATATTTGGAAACATCATCGGTTTAATTTCGTTGTTTCGGTATTTTGCAACAACTTTATGAGGAAACTGTGTAATATCAACAACTACAAATGCCGAATAATCAATCCCTACCCCTCTAGCAACGTCTACAGTGATGACGTAATCACATTCCTCATTCGCATCCACATAAACATCTAAACCAGCATTACGAGTCTTAGGATGCTCATAGACAAGTGATCTGAGTTTGCTTGGTGCAATCAAAGTATCAACTGAACCAAGAAACTCACAGTTATGTGATATTATACTGTTTGAATAATATAAATTATCTTCTCCAACATCCAATAAATCATAAAGATATATTCCCTCCTCCACTATTTCATTATATACAACCCTCTTCCCTTGCAAAAAGTCATCTACTTTAATATTAGATGCTTTTATTTTTTCACTACCAAATGAATGATTTTCTGAACATTTTATTTCTGTTTCATCATCAAAAATTATCCAATGATAAAAAGGCTTATATACTTTTTGAATTCCAGAAAAAGTTTTGAATCCAGTAGGAGTTTTTATTAATGTATTTTTATTGAGTTTAAACATTTTTCCAACACTCCTTTAATATTATTCTTTTTACTCCTTGTGGAGTTAAATTATATTTACTAGCATATTCTTTACAAAATGCCTGAATATAAGACATTTCTCTACCATTTTTCATTATCAATCCAACATTCAATAAACTTGGTTTTTTTTCATATAACAATCTAATTTCTTTTATTTGATCGTCAGAAATTTTTCTAACAAAAACTCTACCTTTTCTAGTATTTTTCATTTTTTCTATTGTTTCTTGAGAGAAACAATTTTTTACTCCTTTATTCCAAGGAATGTTTCCTTTATTTGCACCACCAATTCCTTTTCTATCATACTCATCAAAACCTTCTCCTCCTGGTGATTTGTTCCATCCAGTTTTATATGTATTATGTTTTTTTATATATTCAATTTCTAAATTTTTTGCATTTTCTGCAATATCAGTTTCTTCTATAATTTCAAAAATGTGTTGTGGTTTTATTTTTTTATGATCTCGTTTTCTAGTAGTTGGATCTTTAGTTTGACCAACATATTTAACATTGTCGTTTTCATCTCTGAGAAAGTATATATAATACATTTTTATTTTTATTTATAATCCTATAAACTTACATTCGTTCATAGAGTTCTTCCATAGATACACTTTCTATTTTATCATTTACATTTTTAATCTCTATTTGAGTATCCCCACTCAAACACTCAAATTCAACTTTGAATTGCTGTTCACTTGTATTTGCTATTGTCTGTGCTTTCCATTCTAAATCTCTTCCTGGAACTTCACTCCAATGAACATCAGTAAAAATATATTCATTTTTTCCTTTCTCAGCATCATGCCACATACGGTAGAAATGATTCATACCATGAGGTGTAGATACAATGATTACTTTTGTATTTTTACCTGAAGTAATTGTTGGATATACTGATGCAAAGAAAGATTCTGCGATGTGATTTGGAACGAATGCAAATTCGTCCAAAAATAGAATATTGAATGACATACCACGAACCGCAGAAGCAGAAGTAGAAGCAGCCAAGATTTTACTTCCGTTCTCAAGTTCCAAAGAACCTTTGTTCCAAGAGATAATACCTTGCTGCATCCATTTTGGTAGATTTTCATATGCGGTTTGGAGACGATCTAAAAGTTCTCTTGCGGTTGCTGCCTTGTTTGCTAATATACCAATATTTACATTATCATTAAAGACAGCATAATGAAGAAGGTATGAAACAACCGTAGTGCTTTTACCTGTTTGACGAGGCATCTTACATATATTAAATCTATTCTCGTGAAATTTATTTACAAGTTTTTCTTGAAACGGATACATCTTGAATGGTTGTAATCCATGATCCAATGTAACAATTTTTACATAATTTTTTGCAAAATATACAGGATCTTCTTTAGACCTAACAAATTCAATAATTTGTTCTTGAGTAAATTCAATTGGGGTATTTGCTTTTTTTAATAAAGGGTTACCAAGATAAACATCATTAGTGGGTGGCATTAGTTACAATTCCAAGCTCTCAATGATTTATTAATCCTACTGTCTGGATCTCTTGCTGTTTTTGGACTTGTAAGTTTTGACTTCATACCTTTCATACGAGCACAGAAACTCTTTCTGCGGGGATTTCCAACTTTCGTTGAAGGTGCTTTGAGGTCACTACCAGGATTATCTGCTTCGTAAGATTTACGACCCTTCTCATTTAAACCACCTTCAGAATTTTTACCAGACTTTTTAGTCCAAGCAGCACCCTCTTCTATTTCAATTTCTTCATTCATAGATTTGTTAACATAAATTAATGGTTGCCCAGGAACAAATTCAGAAACTTTGAAAGTCAAAATTCTACAATCAGGGTAAATTTTTTGAATTTCATACTCAACATCCTTTCTAGTTGGGATACTTATCTGTGGGAAAAATATTTTTGTTCCATAAGTTTTACCTCTCCAATTAAACATCACCGAAATAATATTACCTGTTTTTGCTGGAATGCGAACTGACTCTTCAATTTCAACATTTTCAACTTTTACACAGTTTGGATATTTTTTACCAAACATAGTTTTCATACCTTTTTTCTTATATCCAGTCCAACATGCCTCATCAACACTCATTGGACACTCATCCATTCCGTGTACTGGACAATCTTTTCCTTTTTTTGTTTTACTACAAGACCCTTCTACTGGTTTCCCAATACCAACCTCAGTTGGTTTGATTTTTTGTCCAGGGACATCAAACCCTTTTGGTAGAGGTTTACATTCTTTATTTGTATTGCACCAATACATTCCTTTACCACACTTTTCTTCACCAAGTATTTTTTCAACTAAAGATATTTCTAATTCTTCTGATTTATTTCCCCAATTAGCAGCACCAACTTTACGACATTTTACAAGTGCTCCTGATGCATATGCTGAAGGCCAAACTGAATATCTTGATTTTACTTTAGTATAACAAGCATCTTTAGTCCCACTACCTTTAGTTTTTTTGTCAGATTCTTCAGACATTTCATTACTATCCAAATAGTCTGCTGCAGTATCAATATAATCTGCTGCTTTGGTAATTTTAGATTGAACCCAGGCAGGTAATTGTGAGTCACCTTTATTGATGATTTTTCTTAATTTTTTAACAGCACTATCAATTGTATCCATCTCGGTGCTTGCCATATACCCTTCTTCATCTTTTTCTTTTCCAGCAGCAATTGCTTTATGATTTTCTTTAAAAAATTCTTCTTTCATTTTTTTTGTGGGGGAATCGGTGGAAACATAAGTTGGTGCTGCAGAACCTGATTTTGATTGCTGCCCTGGATCTTTTTCTCTTTTTCTTCTTACTGCAGATGCTACTTCACCTTTACTCATACTTGCTAATTTATCTCGTGAGAAACACTTAGGAGTTTTGGTTTCTCCAGGATCATTAGCACACGGAGATCCATCTGATTGTACCCAACCAGGTTTTCCATCCTTTGATTTAGATTTACCAAACCAATCACGAAGACCTTCTTCGTTCATTTCCTTTGTTTTTTCTTTCATGGAATTAATAAAACTTCTAAAAACTGCTGCTTCTGAACTTTTACCCATTACTTTTGCTCTTTGTTCCATAGCAATTGCTGCCTGGATTTTATGTGCATGGGTTTTTCCAGAGTCTTTAATTTTAGAAACTGATTGTTTTGCTGTTACAACATCTTTAAATCCTAATCCACCAATAGTACCTTTAGGATTTTCATCGGTATAAAGGTCAGAGTGTTTTTTAGAATTTGTTGGTTGCCCAGGTTTTCTTGCAATTCTAGGTTCTTCATTCACAGTATCTTCATATGCCATACCTCTTTTGGTATGTTTAATTTCACCTTTTTGTTTTGCAATTAATTTTTTTGAAAGATTGTCAAAATCAACTCCAACTGGATTTTCATCTGGTGTTTTTTTCTTTGGGTTATCATAAACATCAACATCCCCATCAACATCACGATCAACATATTGAACTGTTGCATGGTGAACCAACTGTTTCAAATCTAAATTAGGATCCAACTGATGTTGTTTTCCTTTTAGATGTGGAGTTTTATGAGAGAATTTTGAAAATTTCATTAAATTGATTTAGATTTAGTTTCTTCACCTCTTGCTCTTTTTTTTCTCCCTGCGCAATGAGCACGTTGAGAAAATCCTTTTGGATTTGAGCAATCAATATCTTTTTTATATTTATTAGTCCACTCTTCTCTAAACTGTTTGAATGTCTTCATTTTTGTATTGCTGTTTAAGTATTTTAGAAAGTTCTGCTGTTGAACCAATAAAAAGTGCATTTGTCACATTTGTTGGTCCCTTTGGTTTTCCTTCATCAATATCTTTTAGTTTCTTTTGAAGTTCCATTAGTTTATCAGTTGCATCGGCAACATTTTTAATGAGTTGCCCAGCAACTTCATATGCTCTTGGCATTTCACTTTCTTGAGCAAGTTCAAGAATACCATTAATTGCTTCTTGTCCTTTTTCAATTAAAGAATACAAGTTTCCTCTAGTATATTCATAATCTTTTTTTATATCATCAACTGAAGAGGATATTTTTTCAATTTTTTCTTCATTTGTTTCAATTTGTTTTGATACTACTTCTCCAGCAATATCAAATGCATCGTTTAAACTATCGAATTTTTTTGTCATTTTCTATTGTGTAGAACCATTAAATCCAAAATTATCACCATCTTCTATTAGTAAATTATCAGATTGTGTAATTGATTTAATTTTTTCTCCTCTTAAATGTGATGTAATTGTAGTACCATCTCTTCCTCTTTCTACAGTTAATACATTACCAATTTTAGATTTTACAAATAATTCTTCACCTTCAATTTCTAAATATGTTCCAACTGTAATTCCACTTGCACTTTCAACATTTATTAATATTTCTGATACTGAAAAATCTTTTGCTACTGTCGTAAGAACAATACCTGTGTAATTTTTTATTGCTCTTGGTGTTGCAGTATACACAACTTCTCTTGTGGCATTATTAGTATCTGTACCTGCAAGATAACTGATTTTTGAGGATTTAATAATATCTTTACTTACACTAGAAACAGGTCCAAACAGATAAGTTTTTGCTGTAAATCTCAAAGTATATAATAAAACTCTTCTTGTAGAAAAATCACCTTCATAATCATCTTGCATGGTCACATTTTCTAAAATAATAGGTATATCTCTTTTTTCTTGAATAGACTCTACTAAAGAAACTGTTAAGTTATATGCTGGTTGAAAATAAGGTAAAATTTGTTCAACAATTTGTAATGCATCATCATTTAGTTTTGACATAATTGACAATTCAAATTGCATATTATATGGAACTGGCATATACATTTTTTTTGTTTCAATACCAGTATCTGGGTCTTTTGCAATAAATGTTTGAGTCGTAGTTAATTTTCTAGATGGATCATAAGTTAAACCAGTAAATTCAAAAGACATTCTAGGTAGAGTAATAGCCGTAGATTTATTCAAATCTGGTGACTGATTTAATCTTGCAAGAAACTTTTGTGTAGGTCCATATGCAAATGGAACTTTTATAACACTAACTACATCATCTGAAGAGTTTGTATGTTTAATAGAGATATTGTTAAACAGAGTCCCAAAAGATACGATAGTTTTTCTTAAAATTTCGTTGTAAAAATATTCAAACATAATAAGTACCTATTATACTACTATTTAACCATTATAATTATTGCAAATATTATTCATGGGGTACCAAATGGATTTTTTTCACTAAAATCAATGATTGAATCTGCTTCTGTTTCAATTGAAGAATTATCTGCAAACCCATCATTATTTGAATTTAAATCAATATTCCTTAATTGATGAGATGCACTTGATGCTGTTCCAACAATATTTTCTCCAATTACAAATGCACCAGAAACATTAGAAACTTCTAAAACATTTGATATAGAACTCCAAGTTCTTACTTTTGCAGTAGTTCCACTCGAAGAACCTGTTACTGTTTCATTAAATATGAAAGTTCCAGATGATGTCATTGATGGTTGACTAATTGATATTGATGGTGCAACACTATACCCCAAACCTGCATTTGTAATTCTAATTGCAGTAATAGTTCCTGCTGCACTTACTATTGCAGTCGCAGCAGCAGAAACAGTAGAAACTCCAATATTAAATATTTGATTTGTAAATGTTATTGTAGGTGATGTTGAGTAACCAGAACCACCACTTGTAACTGTCACAATACCAATAATGTTATTACCAATTGTGGCAGTTGCTGCTGCCCCAGACCCTCCACCACCTATAAATCTAACTCCAGGAACACTAGTATACCCTAAACCAGGATTTATAATTTGGACACTTTGTACAGATTGAGCATTTGTGTTTACATTATCATTACAAACTACAATACCACCTATCATAGTAGCAGTGGCAATCCCAGTTTTTCCACCTGATGGTGCAGAAGATATTCCAACAATTGGTGTTGATGTATAACCACCACCTCTATTTGTAACAGTAATAAATCTAATTCCACCAAAAGTTACTATACCAACAATAGCTGTTGCTGTTATTCCAACTCCAACTAAAGTGAGAGTTTGAGTTTGTCCTAAAATAGTATCAATTCCATCCTCTGAAGTTCCACCATCTTCACCAATTAAAATATTATCAATTTCATCAATATTAGTATCAATAACTTCATCCTCATACCTAAACAATTCACATTTTAATAAGTATACATAATTTTTTTGAAGTTGATAAAAAGGTTTTTCGTGCTCTACAAACTTTATTTCAAATAATCTATCCCCTAAAGGAAAATATATTAAATCACCTTCTTTTGGTCTTGTTGATAATTTTATGTTTGATTTATTTTTGATTAGAGGTGTAATATAAGTTTCAAATCTTTCTTGAGATATGATTAAACTTATTTCCTGTGATGATTGAATTCCAAATTTTGATAATATAGTTGTATTACCTTCATATCCCTCATAATTTTCAATGTATGCTTCTAATGGATATGCATCAACAAATTGTGATTCAATTACTTCTCTTATAATAGTTTTTTCTGTGACATACCTTCTTGGTAAATAGTAAACTTCAACACCATACATTCTCAACTGTTCATTAATTAAATCTTGAACAAGATTTTGTTCACTATTTGACCCCTGAAGAAAAAATGGATTTAACATTATCCTATAAGATCAAAAGGAGGAAGTTCATAAGTATTTGACATTTTTTCCATTAATGCATCAATTTCTTTTTGACCATCATCATATATTTGTCTTCCATTTAGTTCTATTCCACCAGGGAGTTTCACTCCTTGAAATTTAATTAAATTTTGACCCCATTGACGTTTGATTAATGATGTTAAGTATGGTTTTAAAAAGGAATCATTATAAATTCTTACATAATCATTTGGGTCTAAAGTTGAATAACAATCAATAATAATGTAAGTTCCTACAGAAATACTACTCCAATCAATATCTAAATATAATCTATCTTGTCTTTTATTAAATCTTATTTGTTTTTGAGTGTTCAATAAAAAATCCAAATCTTCCAGATATGTTTTGACCATTGCATAACTTAATATCTCAAGAGCTCCAAAAGAATATACATCATTTAGAAATAATTGATATTTTATACTGAACATATTATTGGTAATGGCATTATTACCATCAAATTGAAATATTTTATTTACTCCAATTATATTTGGTGGTACTTGTAAATAATTACTATTTTCCGTATATCTAAAAGTCGTTGCAGTACCCACAATATTTGTTGTTACTGTGGTAGTTACAAGTCCAACAACAGAATTATTTCCAGGTGACCTACCTCTGTTTATATCATTCTGAGTTATTTGATATTTGTAAAAGGTAGGGTAAACTCCATCAAAATGACGTTCTTGAAATAGTTGTATTGCATCATCTACCAAATCATCAATTTGTTCATCTGCAACATTAATTTCAAGCACTGGTGCTCCCAACTTTCTTTTACAATAATCTATAAGTTCTTGTCGAGTAGTTGGTTGTGCCATTTATTTGCTTCCTTTAAAATATTTATGATTTAGTAAAGATTATTTCTTTAAGAGTTCTTTTAAAAGTGATTTAATTTCACTAATATCATTTTTAATATTATAAACTTCTTCTTCTATAGTTTGCACTTTTTTATCTTCTTTTAATTTGATATCCTTTACAATAAGATATTCATTATAATTTGACATATTTGTGTTTATAATTGAATTTGTTTTTGGATCTCTAATAAAATTATTATGACCAGTAACTTTTAAATATTCTTTCATTTCATTATGCTAAAGAAATTGTTCTGAACTCTTTTACTCTTGGTGGATAAGTTTGATTTGTTGAAGTTGCTAAGAATTTAATTCTATAAAATTTAAATGATGGTAATTCATCTGCAGTAAAAGTATACTCTTTAAAATCAATTAAAGATGATTCAAATTGAAGAGATTGAGACCTTGAAACTAAAGAATCAGATGTTCCATCATTATTTGTCGAATCAATAACTCTACCTCTATAATCCAAATTTAAATATCCTGGAAAAGGTACAAATATAGGTTTCAATCCTGATTTATCTCCTATTGCATAAAATACTCTTATATCTGAATATTCATTGATATATGCAGATAATATAACTTTTAAAGATGTTGCAGGATTTTCTACTGATATTTCTTTAGTGATATATTGAAAAGATGTAGGGTCTGTTAATGGGTCATTTACTCTGTTATCTTCAGCATAATCTGTGATAACACTATTAACTCTATTTGAAACAAATATAGCATTAATTCTTTGACTATCGATAACTGGTGAAACTCTAGTGTCAACCGTTTCCAAATCCAATTGAATATTGAATGATTTATTTCCAGGTAAGTTTAATCCTATAAGATTATTTGTTTCATTTACATTAGAACATATTAATCTTGTACTACTTAGATAGTTTGATTTGTTTATTGAAATATTTTCGAATCCGCTATTTTGATATGGAATTTCAGATCCACTAATACTCTGCCCAGTGATAGTTCTGATTTTTCCGTCAAGTTTGGTTCCAGAAACAGTGGTATTTTGAATCATGGGTGAAATAATTTCAAATGGAATATTTTGTGTTGCTTTAATGTTATTACCCCCAGCAAATCTTGTTTTATTCATGTAAAGTTTTGGATAACCAGAATCACTGCTTCTATCAATTCCATCTAATGCAGTATTTACTTTTATATTATAAGAATCGAATGATATTGAATCTGAAATTGTAGAATCTTGTAAATTGTGTGTTTTATTAATTCTTCTCAAAGAAACACCACCCAATTCGTACTTATAAACTAATGTTCCTGCTGGGTAATCTCTTTTAAACAAAGCTATGCTTATTTCCCCAGGAACGTTTGTTGTTGGTGAGAAAATTCTGGTGATAGTTCCACCAATAGTATTTCCAGAAACTTGAGTATATGATATTATTTCATCTTGAATTAACAGGTAACCTGGATTTGTTGTTCCCACTCCAACATTTTCAAAAGTTGAAAATGAAGATGCATTTTCAACAGAAAGTGCTGAAGTTGAATCTGAAGTGTATGCTAAAGAAAGTTTTGTTGGTAAAACATCAGACTGAATATTTGATAAAGTAACATAATTGTCTGCAAAATGCATTCCATGATTTACATGATTCACCAAAATATGAAGACCGTCATTTACCACTTGAATATTGCTAATCTGAACATTTCCTCCAGACATTGAATTTAATCCAACATTATCTCCAGAATTATTATTGTATCTAACTGTGTTTCCAACTCCAGAAACAATAAATTCTCCCTGAACATCACTTAAAATTAATTCATTAGTGTTTCCTATAGAAACTACAGATAATCTAGCATTTCTTCCAATAGGAATGTTTCCCATTGTTCCTATTCCCAAAACATCGCCAATTCTATAACCAAATCCACCATTACTAATTGTGGCAGCTACAGAAACTCCGTTACTTATTGTTATATTTGCTGTTGCATTTCTTCCGCTACCACTAATTGTAACCAAATTTATACCATTAAAAGTTTTTCCTCCAGAAGATGGAGTATATCCAATACCAGAGTTAGTTATTGTAAGAGAACCTGTAGCGGATCCAGCACTACCAACATAATTCCCGGTTGCATTTGTACCCTGCTGTACAATTGTATTTCCCAATTTCAGTCCAGAATCTGTGATTGAAGTTGATAGACCTATTCTAATTTCTCTAGAATTTAGACTTAAAGGATCAGATAAAAGATTTGCAACCTGACTATTTCCTTCAGAAAGAATGGGGTTATAAAATTGAACATTACCTTTAGTTGCAAATTCAGCTCTATACAAGTTAAACTTTAAATCTTCCCACTGACTTGCATCCCATGTTGATCCATTTTGAGATTTAAAAAGCGACCCCAAATACGGCTGGTTTGATATAAATGTTTGAGTTTGAATGTCTTCTTCACCAACTCTAGAAATATAAACTTGATATTTAGTAGAAAGTGATAACAAGCACATCGCATATGATGTTCCACCACCTTCCAAATATACCGGAGATTTAAAGGTAAATTTAGTTGGAACAGATCCATCATTAGATACATTCACTTCATCTGGACTTAAAACTACTTCAGAAAATGGTAATATTTTTTGAGTTGGAACTCCTGTTTGCATAGTTCTTAGTTGGAATATGCATGGAATCTCTGCATCATCCTTAGATTGAAAATAAACTTCACAACTTGTAATAAAAATACCATTAGGTTCTTCAACTAAAAATGATTGTGCTAAAGGATCAACAAAAACATCTTGAGACTCCGATCTAGTTGTCTGTCCAGTAATTATTGATTTTATAAGTTGAGGTCCTGTTGTACTGAATATTGCTCTTTGTTCAAATAATTGTTTGTTTTCTATTCTTGCATTTCTAACAGATATGATATCTTCTTGAAAAGTTTCTAAAATACCACTTGAGGAATAAGACTCTTCTCCAATTGTTGTTGCTTTATTTTGATCATTTCTTTCATTATTAATTAATGTTAATACTTTAGTTCCAGTTTCAAATCTTGGGTTTGTTGAAACATTTGGGTCTGGTATGAAAAAACTTCCTATCCAATCTGAAGAAATACTCGATATCAATTTAAAATCATTTAATGTTGCAACAGCTCCACTAGTTTGTCCAACAAATATCATTCCAGATGATACCCAACCACCATACTCTCCTTGAACTTTGTCTGATAATGAAAATGTATCTATGTTAAGTATTTCTGAAGTTGATGAATAAGATGGTGGTATAACTCTTGATGAATATGGATTTTGTGTAAATTGTGAAGTTGGAGCATTATATGGGCCTTCTTTATGTTTTGATGATGCTACTCTAAAGGTAATTCTTGGTGTTGTTCCAGGAGTACTTCTGTTTACTCCAGATGTATCTAATGTTCCTATAACAGTTTCTCCAACTATAAAAACGCCAGACTTCATACTTATATTTAAAAGTTTTGGAACACAATATTGAGTAACTTCAATGTTATCAAAAAATGCATACAATCTTGTAAGTGGTTTTAATCTTTTGCAAACTAGTTGTACATTTCTAGATCTCATAAAAGCAACTAAATCTCTACTTAAAAGTTTTTCTCCTTGAGCAGTAACATCAAATTGCTCAGAAATAAAAGTTTGAGATCCACCTCTAGATTCTTGTCCAGTCGTTATAGTTTCTTGTGTTGTATCCTCAGTAGTAGTTACTGTAGTTTGAAAAGTATCATTCCTCCATGTCCACCCACCACCATCACGCCAAGTTTCACTACTACCTATATGCCTACGAGATGCTTCATTTCTTTGTGTAGTGTTGGTAATTTTTTCTTCTCCAATCCAATTCGTTTCCCAGGAATTCCATGCAACAGGAGCAAATCCAGTATTTGGATTAAATCCAAGATTTATAACAGCAGTTGCAACAGTTTCTGCATAGTTACCTTCCTGATTAATAATTTTTGGTTGTAAGAGAACTGTATCTACCCAAGTATCTGATGGTGGAGTCAATTCTAATGTTGCTTGCCAGAAACTAATAATATATGGGGTAATACTTTCTGTTCTAGTTGCAAAAGTTTGTTTTAACCATTCTACTTCAGTATAATTTAAAGTAATAATATCTCCTGTTTTTTTAATATTAATTCCCTCTGGTTGAATAAATGCTAAATCTCTATTTGAATCTGCATTAACAACCGGTCCAGTAATTAAATCCAAAGATGTGGTGTAGTGTCTAGGTCTTATTTCACTATTTTTAACATCTATACTATTCTTAATTTCAAATGATTCTTCTTGAGAAAATAGTGTTTTAAAATTATCTACAAAAAATCCTGACTTAAATTTATTTAAACCATTCGAGTCTGGAATAAAAAGATTTGCAGTATTTGTTTCCAATAATGATAATGATGTATAGTATTCTAAATTTTTAATTCTATTTTCAAGTCTTCTGATATCAGACATTGTATAACCTTTATTTTCCAAAAATTTAATAGAAGCATCTCCTACATTGTAAAGATAAGGTGGAAGTTTTATTGAACCAATCTCAAGAGCACCCTCTATTGAAATTGGAGGTTCAAATTTTTCTGATGGTACACCATATGAAACTTGAAGTTTTCCATCTGATGACACAAAAATTCTATCAGTTCTACCAAGATAATGTGAAAATGATATTGATATAGGTTCGTCTGATGCTAAAATATTTGTTGCAGAACTTCCAGAAGAATTAAATGTTCTGCCATAAAATTCAAATGGAGATCTAGAATTTTCTAAAACACTATAATTTGAAACTGCTGGTCTTATATCGATAATGTCTGTATTTCTTAAACCACTCACTCTTTGTACTTCTGTAGAATAATCAAAACTATTATAAGAATTTATGGTTGTGATATCTCCATTATCAGAAGAATCATAATAACCATTGAGAAAATAAACTTTAATTTTTCTTAATGGAGCAGATATTTTTGATTTTCTCGATAAAGTTCCAATGTCATAAAAATAATTATTTTGTCCCGATGAAAATGTAAATTTAGATGAAATATCTAAACTAGAACTAGACAAAGAAGTGATAATTGCATCTATATTAGATTCTTGACATTTAATCACTTCTCCTTCCGAAAAGTTTGAACTGGAAATTGGAATAAATGTTATTTGAGAATCTGTTAATCTTTCAGCAATCAACCCTACCGCACCAGAATTTCTTCCTATAATTTTTTCACCTATAATTAAATCTGAAGTTTTTGATGTTGGACTAATAATAGAACTAAGAGTCATTTTTGGAGCTGATGGTGTATTATTATCAATAGATTCAAAAATACCAAAAATTTTAATTACATCAGGAACATTTAAAGAGATTAATTCATCTTGAATTCTAGTGCCATATGGATAATTGCCATAGATTAATCCATCATTTAAAGTTGTAGATCCGATTCCGGATGATGGTTTAGATGATTTATCTACAATTAAAGTATTAATTCTTTTTTTAATTTTAATTTTATTTGTTGGTGAAATTTTTCTCAATGTTGTATGGAGAGTACATCCAACATCATTTGATCCTAATCCATAGATCATTAAAGATTGCGATCCTAAAGTAAACTCAAATTTATCTGAAGTTAAAATTTCATAAGAACCATCTGATCGTACTAATGTATATCTTTCCTCATCAAATGGTAAAAAAGTTTCATTAATCCCAGCAGATACTGTTGACGATAGTTTTCCATTCTGAATATCAACATTACTATAAGTTTTTCTGATAGTTAATGTAGAATTTTTTAAATCGACATTTGACACATTTGATTTTGATAACCTAGTAAAAAAGGTATTATCGGATGAAAAATTTAATCTTGTTGTTAAAACTTTAAAATCGGATACAGAAAGATTGTTGGTTGGTAATTTTCCTGTACATATACCAGTAACTGTTGCCACACCAACAATAGTTACACTACTTGTGCTAATTCCAACTATTTTTGCAAATATCGGATCTAGGTGGTTAGGATCACTATATTGAACTAAAGAATTTATCTTTAAATCATTATTGGGAAAATTAACATTTGTAGTTGTAACTGTGCTAATTCCAGAATGAATTGGTGAAATATTTGCAGACCCAACTTGAAATAAATTTGATTGTAAAATATCAGATGTGAAAGTTTTTGCTGATCCAACTATTCCATAAACTGATTTGACATCAGAAATTCCATAAGAAGTTACTGCTATTGAAACTCTTGTATTATCAATTCCATTTATTATAAATGATTCATTAGAAACAAAGTTTCCATTTTGTTGATAAATAGAGAACGTTGATTTATTATCTATGGCATCCTTTAAAAATGCAGTGGCACCACTTCTCTTGCCTTTAATAAATGTAGGAACACTTAAAGTAATTGGTTGATTTAGTGTTATTTCTGATACTGTTTGTATATCATATAAAGAAATACTCCAACGATTTAAATTGGAATTGGCAACATCATATGAACCAGATTCTAAATAAAAATCATAAACTCTGGCAACACCAATTTCTTTTCCTGATGCAATTGTGCTGAAAGTTCCAACTCTTTCATCTCTTAAACTTAAGACATAAGTATTTCCAATACCAGTTAAAGGTGTACCATATACTCTGTTTAATGTAAAAGTGGATCCAGTATTAAAACTAATTGCTTGATTGTCTACAGTTGTTGATGTTCTTGGTTTTGGAATATCTAAAAAATTTGAACTTATAATTTCTACTTCGTATCCGCGAACGAATGCTTTTCCAGGAGATATTTGATATAATGCCAAATCTTTATTTGGAACTGAACCACCATTAGTTAAACGATCTTCAAAAAATATTCCACCATTTCCTTCTCTATTGTTAAGTGATTCTTTAATTGAAATATCAAATGGTTTTATAGTATAGTCACCAGATTCTGAAAAAGTTCTTCTAGCAAATTCATCTGCTATTAAATTGTATTCAGTATTAGTTTTTTTAGATCTCAAAATTCCATTTTGAACTGTGGCCAATTCCACAAAATCATTATCATCAAAGTTATCTAAAGATTTTTTACCTAATCTAAGAGTTATTTTTAATCTATCAGAACCTGGAGCAGAATAATTATTAAATCCTCTTGAATTGTCATTTAAACTTTCATCTATATCAGAATTTACAATTTTTTCTGTAATTATTAATCCAACTCTATAACTTGGAATATTTGAATATTGATCTAATAATAAAACCTCAGAATCTACATTTATAAATCTTCCACGAATGAAATAAACGCCATTTGTTATTGAAAATGCAGATCCAACAGAATTTGGATTTGTTTGTATAGTAGACGCAAAAGGTTCTCCTGCTGGAATTATTGTTGTACCCAACTGCTCTGTATTAATATTTTCAGAACAAATTAATAATTCTCCGCTAGAAAAATCTTCTAAAGTATTATTATCTGGATTTGAATTTAAATATTGAATATAAAGAGTTGTATTTCTTTTTTCAGAATCTTTTGACAATAAAATTCTATCAACAACTGCCGAAACACCCGAAGTTAATCCTGTAATTTTTTTCCCAATTAATGAATTTACATAAACATCTATTGGTACTCCAATGTAAGTATTTTGAAGTTGAACTGCGTAATAAAAAACATTATATCCAGTATTTCCTGGAATAACTTTTGCACCTTCTTTAAAAAAGTGTTGTCCAAATTTTTCTATTTGATTTTGTAATATTGACTGTAAAGTAGTTAATTCTCTTGCTTGTACAGGATATCCAGGTTTGAAGAGAACCTGATAATAATCTTTATCTTTTGCTCCCACCTCTGGGGAATTGTAATCATCGAAGTATGGAGAAACGTTGAGATTAGTAACCTGTGACATTTTTTTTTAAAATTGCAATATTACTTTGATGTCTTCCTTTTGATTGGTTGACCTTGTAATTGATGGGCGATTATCAACATAAATTATGTTTCCAGTGTGCTTTTTAACCTCTGGATTAGACAAACCATTAGTAAATGACTGTCCAAGATAGTATGTTCTATTATTTATTACAGTAGATATACCAGTAAATGAGGTGTCGATACCAAGTGGAACTGATCCGCCATTGATTATTAAACTTCCACCACTTAAAGGAGAACTTAAAAATTTGTTTAACTCATATCCATAGATAGGATTTGTTATTCCTATTCCTGCTCCTGGAGTTGTTGTAAATCCAGCAAGAGTCCTATCTTGCCAATATTTTAAAACTGTAGTGGTTTGATCATAACTTATTACTTTACCAGCCGCTGTTATTCCTGACCCTATTGTTTGTGTAATAGTGGTATTTATCTGAAATGTAGCTGATGTTGCTGCATTACCTGTTAATTTTATTGCATAAACAGCGCTTGCTTTACTTAAACTTAAATTCTGTATAGATTCATATGCTTTTGGATTTTCTACTATGCCAATTCTAGAAATTTGATTTCCAGTAATAAAATCTGGATTTTCAACATCATTTTCAATTCTTGAATATAGAAGAACATTTTTTACACCAAGTTCTCTGTAAATATTTGCACCATGACCACCATCTGGAGGAATAATTACATTAAATATTGGATTAGTAGATGTTACTGGAATATTTCCTGCTGCTAAATCAACATTTCCATAAGTGTATTCAGACCCTTGATTTGATACCGTAATAGACTCAACTTTTTGATCATTATCAATAGATATAGTACACTCTGCCCCAATGCCGTCACCTTTAATTGGAACTCTTGTGTAAGTTCCGTTAGCTACTCCAACACCAACACCTCTGTCGAGAATAGTAACTATTTTGATTGATCCATCAATAGCATTATCTCGTATTGCAGCATTTTCAACAGATGTTTCCCAATTTGATGGTACAGAAATAAAATCAACAGATTCGAACTTTGATATCTCAGATGGTTTTATAGTATATAAGTATTTCCAAATATACCCATCTCCAGTAGTTCCTGCAGATTTTGGTTCCAAATCTGTAAATACTGGTTCATCTAATGAAGGTTGTCCATTTGGAGTTTCTGGAGTTGTGCCATTTTGTAAACAAATGTAAACTCGATAATCGCTGTTAACTAAAAAATACCTAGAAGAATATAAATTAGTGGACCCTGACCTTGCTTGCTTTGAAATACTATAATCATGACGATACATATCATAAGTTGTTCCAGATACCCAAAAACGTTTGGGTACAACTAATGCAATATCACTTTTATCTATTTTTTTTAATGCAATCATTGTGTCCCAATAATTATTTTCCTCATCAAAATTATCAGAAGGACTTGGGGGGTTTGAATCCCAATCAGATTGTATATTTGTTGGATTAGTTAACCCAACAAAAGAATAATATGTATTTGTAGATGTTGTTACACCCGCAACAAAATTCTTTGCATTTAATATTCTAATTTGATCAGTTATGATTGCTGCCATTTTATAGTCTTTTTTTATTATTTATTAGGTATTTTAGATTGTATTTGGATAAACACTTATTGTGTTTCCCATTCCAGAATGAGAAGTACATTGATAATATAAAGTATTTGGAGCACTAAATGGAATTTCAAATCTTATAACACCACTTGCACCACCATTATTAGTGACACCATCACTATACGCAGCACCACCATTACTTAAACGTATTTGAAATGGATGGCTACCACCAGAGTTATTTACAAACTCATAAACTCTACCTCTTGCAAGATAAAGAACCGGATCATTAGTTGTCTGAGTAAATCCAATTCCAGTGAAAGTATAATCAGCAGATCCATTGGCACCTAATGTCCATCTACCACTTGCAGTATATGATGAATCTCCATAAAATGATGTTGATGATGTTACTCCAACAACTGTAAGTTTTTCTGTTGGATTTGTGGTTCCTATTCCAACATTTCTGAGTGTGTTAATCCCTGCATTTGTGGAACTCCATAGTGGAGCAGAGAGAACTGTTGTACTTCCTGCTCCCAAATAAGTATAAAGTTCTAAAAAATTACTATTGAGAATCCCACCAGCAGATCTTAAATTAGTACCTGTTCCGTCATTTGCAGATGCTCCTGTGTTTATTGCTACTCTTGCCATTATGGATATTTTAGTTTATAAGTATTTAGATCAAATAGTTCTTAAATTTGAGTGGTTTAGTTCTTTGAACAATTGCTGATGTTGTAATTCCACCAGATCTTCGATCACCATAAAAATTGAATTCATTTGGTTCTTTTCTTGCTGATAATTGTATCTTACCCCAACTAAAGTTTCCGAAGTAATTTGATGGAGTAACAACTCCTGTAAATCCACTTCCAACACTTCCAACATTATCAAATGTGAACACTGAAGACGTTGAATCAAAAGTTATTAAGGTAGAACTAAAGTTAATTGTTCCAACTCCAGATATTCGAGCATAAACTCTTCTTACTGTTGTTGTTGCAGTACCAACTGTTGCAATGCCAATCATAGTATTTGCAACACTTACATTAACCACAGAATCAACTTGATACACGTTATCTGCAAAATTTGTTCCGAATCCAATAATTTCATTATTATTATTTCTGGATATCAAAACTGTACTTCCAAAACCAACATTAGAATCATAAACAGTAAAGTAATCATTGACACTAATAGAACTTAAAGTAATAGCAGTTCCAACTATAGAAGTATTTCTCAAGAAAGAATCTTGTGGAATATAGAAATCAAATATAAGTTTATCTGTAGATGATTGTGTGGTAGTTCCAAATCCAACAATAACTCCAGAATCTCCTGAATAAGAAGAAACTCCACTAATTTCTGTAGTAACAACTGGTGAAGAAATTAAAACCTGAGGTGGATTTGATGATGTATACCCAACTCCAGGATTTGTAATTGCAATTCCAGTGATTGTTCCTCCTACACCAACAATTACTGATCCAAATGCCTGAGTTGTTGTACCGCTACCAACTGTCGAACCAAAACTCACTGTGGCAGTGCTATAACCTACTCCACCGTCTGTAATCACAACTGATGATATTGTGCCTGTCGCAGAAACAATAGCAGTTGCAGAGGCAGAAACTTTAGGATCCTGTGAAATTATAAAAATACTTTTTTGAAAAGACAAATGATCTAATAAAGGATTTAATCCAACAGCTAGTGAATTAAATTCATTTATTGGATTAAAAAATGGACGAATATTATCAACAAAAACTTCCGTATCACCCATCCCAACAGATTTAATTAAATATGCTGAAGGACTTATAGATGATTCATATAAATCCCTACTCTTTCCTACTATTTTAGAATTTATAAAAACATCTTCTACTTGTCTACACCATTTAACTGGTCTTAAAAGATCTGGATCATCAACATTTCCTGGACCATAATACGAATTTGTAGAAACTATATTTACACTAGGAATATCAATAATAAGTCTCTCTTCTTCTAGAAGAATTGGAGATTGATTAAGAGATGCTGAATATTCTATTGTCAGATTGTCTCCAGATTTTACTGTACTTAAAACTTCTCTTTCAACTACATCAATATCACCAGTTCCTCTATAAAAAATAATATTTGAAGTGTCTCCTTCTTTTGGTGCCTCTGTGAATATTATATTAGTACCACCTTTAAATAAATATCCCTCTCCTGGAACTTGCAAAATACTATTAATAAAGACTAACAAAGTATATTCTACCTTAATATTGGATCCAGGACCAGAAAAAATAGCAATTACCTCTCCTGCTAATTTTAAAGAAAAAACTCTTCTTTTACCATTGAATAAAGAATCAAAATTATCAAGAACTTGCAATTCTCCAACACTCCATCCAGAAAATTTATCATTAATTGTTTTTTCTATTGTTATTTCAAAAGGGATATAACCAGAAGTTGTTGGTATTCCAGACAATCCACCAATAGGTAAAGTTAAAATTTGTCCCTGTCCATATCCATATCCAGTAGATTTAATTTCAAAATCTATGATACTCGATCCTTGGCCAACTACAACATCAATTTTTGCTTCAGTTCCAAATCCAGAAGAAGATGAACTATATCTGAGTGAGATATTAGAATATGAACTTGGGTCATCAATTATTACAATAGGAGGATTTGAAGTAGTATATCCAGATCCAGTATTAGTAATTGATACCGATGATGAGATTCTTCCTGAAATAATAGTTGCAAATCCAATATGAGTAACTGTTGCAACACCTACTGAACTATTTGCAACACCGACATTTACTATTCCTATTTGAGGATTAGAAATATTCACACTTACAGAAGTTCCTGATGGAATACTATATGAGTTAGTACTTCCAACTCCAATACGAATAAAGGTTGATGCAATAGAAACTATACTTGTTGGTAATACATAAGTTCCAACACCTATAGTACAATTTGATCCAGTATTTAAAAGATTTAATATACCAAATATACTATTTTCATTTTGTAAAAATATTATAGTAGATCCAATTCCAACAGCAGATGATGTTTTTGATAAAATTTGATAATTAGTAGAAACTCTATATCCAGATCCCGTATTTCCAATACTGATAGATTGAACAGTTCCTGCAATAGAAATAATAGAAGTTCCACCTGCTGATATTAGTGGTTGATATCCAAACCCACTACTAGATCCAACAGAAACTATCATTCCTCCTCTAGGAAAAGAAGAAATTCCTATATCATTCGCAATTGTTAATGCAGATCCCACAAATGTAATATTGGTTTCTCCTAGAGATTCTGACAAGATATAATTATCTGATTCTCCACCTATAACAAAAGGATCTTGAAATATTTCATTTATTAATATAATTGCGTTGTTTGTTGATATTCCTGTTACATTTGCTCCTGATGATTTTAATGTAAAAGTAGATATTATTCCGGTAAAAGAATCTGATATGTCATCAAATATATAATTTCTATAATAAGTTTCATTAGAATTATTTAATTCACCAGACCGCATGAACATTCTTCCATGAAATTTAGAACTAGTAGATATTCCTAACCAGTCTCTTTCATCTGGTCTATTTGTTGATGTCGATAATGGAATATTTCCGTAAGGTGCAGATACAAAATTTAAATTATTTCCAACTATGTTATAATTTCCTGTAACTTTTGTCACCAAAGATCCGGTAGAATAACCAGCATAATTTGTTCCTAACCAAGATCTTTTTACTCTTATTGCATTAGTACTTCCTATTCCAACACCATCAATTCTGAGAATTTCACTTCCAATTCTAATTAAATCACTACCAAAGAAAGAAGTTATACCAGTAAAATAAATTATATCATCAATGGAGTTAACTTCTTTAGCAAGAGATGTTGTTTGTGAAGTTGAAACAACTGGTGATTGTATATTATTATCTAAAGATATTAATACTTTGTTATTTTGATTGTGTGCTGTCAGTGTATGTGAAGTTCCTATTCCAACATTTGTCAAATTAAATGTGATTGGAATTAATTTGAGAGCATTTTCTGCACTCTCAGATAATTTTATAGTTTTATCATCAATTTTAACTACATAAACTGTTGTTGGAAGTTTATCAGTAACTCCAACACCAATAACTGAGGTAACAGCAATACCAATAGCTTGTGTTGAACCAACTCCAGCATAAGTATACGTGAGTTTTTCTCCAGTAACAAAGAAATGATTTGGTAATTTAATAGTACTGTCTACAACATTTACTACAGAACTCTCATTTCCTAAAAAGTCCCTTACAAATACTGGATAAGTTTCATATGTCAATCCAAATTCCCTTTTAATATCAGTTTCAGTTCCAAAATATTCAGAAAAATCTGTTTCAATAATTGCATTATTAAAATTTATTTGATCTGGTAGCAAGGTTTCGTCATATTTAAATGCATTCATATAAACCTTAACTACCACATCTATATTTGGATTGGGTGTAAAAGTTAAATTTGTAAAAGTTGAGCATGTAGATCCTATGGTTCCTAGTCCAGAAGAAGTTTCGACAACAGCATATTCTGTTTGATATGTTTGTGAATAAGTTTCATTGTCAATGACCAAAACTTCAGACATTTGATGTCTGTTATTTGTTACATCAGAAACTTGAACGATAAAATATGCTGCATCATATGTTTGATCATATGTTTCAATAACATTTGATATTGGTGAAGTTGAAGATGCTATTGATGTAGAACTTCCTCTAATAAGAACATGTCTCATTTGATATGTTCCAATCCCTGTAGATGAAGTATCACCAATAGAAATTCTAATTAGATTAACTGTTGCTGCAATTCCAGGGTTTGGTGCAAAATCTAAATTAATTTTAGATCCTGAAATATATGCATTATATGTGCCCAATCCAGAACCAACATATTCATCATCATTAAGATTGTTTATTTTACCAAATTCCAATAAATTAACGTCTGACCCATTATGAACTAAATTCAACTCATCATATTGAAATAAACCATTTGGAGTTCCTATTTCCACTAGAATTTTAGAAGAAGTGTACGTAACAGCAATTCCAACTATTGTAGTAGTTGATCCGGAAGAAACTGAAATACTGGAAGTTGCTATACTCACACACCCAAAATCAGAACTTCCAACAGAGGTTAAAGAATCTTTTAAATTATATGATATTGATGTTGTATCATAATCATTCACACTAAACTTATGTGGATAAAATTGTAATATTACATCTGAACCATCTACTGTAACATCAAAATCACCCAAATCATCTTGTCCCTCAACTCCATATTGATTTAAATATGTAAGGTTATTATTATCAATTAAAAATGTAGCTACTGTTAATTTTTTTTCATCTGTATATCTTGCATCTTTAGTAAAGATAATATATTTTTGTGTTCTTGCATAAGAAGCAGCAACCCTATGTACAACACTATATTGAGTAGGTCTTGGGTTACTATTAAATTGGTTACTTATATCGTCAAATAATAATACTCTATTTCCAATAGATTCGTTGTAATCTTTCAATATTACACTATTAAATATTATCTCGTCAGATACTATATTTGAATCTATATTTAATGCATTTTCAGAAACTAAATCAAAATTATAAACACAATTCAAATCTACAACTCCAACTAAATCTATTCTCAAATCAACATCACTTGAACCAACCACTAAAGAATTGATATTCAATGTATTTGATTCTAATTGATAGTCTGAAAACTTTTTAAATCCTGAAGTATGATTTAAATTACTTACAACGTCATTCCAATCATCATAGTTTACCTTTGATTTAAGTGAATAAGAAAAATTTTGATAATAAAAACTATCTTGAATTCTTTGTGAAGTTTCATTCAATATACCAGCATCATAAGACCATCCACCATAAACTTTTGAAAATGAATCTAGTTTATAATCAAATTCAAATCCCTGTGATTGAGTTATTAGTGCTTGGGCACCAGAAGATTTTCCTAATAAAATTTGACCTTCTTCAAAATCATCTGTAGTTTCAATTATTGCATATTCTGTTATTGGATCAAATCTAAACATTTTCCCAAAATTGTCATTTGAAAGAGTTGTAACTTCTTCTCCCAAATAAAAAATATTTTTCTTCAATTTTAAATTAAATATTGGAAAATATTTTTCTGGTACTACTACTCCCGAAGATTCCACTGAAACAAAAATTCCTGGACTTTCGCCTTCTGATAAAAATTGACTCAAATTGTACGTAATATTTGCTGTTAATCCACCATAATTGGGATTTACATTTGTAATAGTAAAAAGTTCATAATTATAATTTTCTGAATTATATCCTCTTGCTGTAGTACCAGTACCAATAGAAACACCTTCTACAATAATTTTATCATTTATTGAAAATGGGAATCCAAAAACTGTAGTAAATCCAACAGACAATGTTAATGTTACATCTTTAGTAGATGAATTGTAAGATATACTTGATATGCCAACTCCATTACAATTTTGAATTGGTAAAATTGTTGGAATTATTTGAAATAATCCTTTTGTATTTTTTAATATAGATACTGAACTATCAGATACGTTATATCTAAGATCTACATCATTTATTCTATTTTTAGTTTTTCCATCAATAACTATTAATTTTGGCGCAATAGCATATCCAATTCCAGAAGAAGTAATTCCAATATTATCAAATGAAGATAGTGGTTCTAATTTTAAAATTTTCGGAATTCTAAAAGTTGGCCTCATAGTAAAGTCTGTTGGATAATCAAATCCTATATTCTTTATTTGTGTACTTTTAATTGCACCAATAGAAGAACTTTGCAAATCTAAAATCGCACCGATACCATTATTAGTAATAATTGAAGATATTCCTGGTAGAATATCAAAATTATAACCACCACTGATAATATCCACAGAATTTATTGGTCCAGATACATTTACAGAATCTGTAATATAATTTATTTCAGAATTTTCACTTGTATATGATATTTCTTCTGGATATGCCTCCAAATTATATGTGAAGGTGCTTCCAGTTGAAACTAAAATTTCATGATCTCCATTATAAAAACTATCTCTAACAAAAATACTATTATTTCCAAATACTTCATTATCTGTTACTATTTCTTTTTTAATTTCTGGTATTGAAATGAGATTTGTTGGATTTAATTTATAATATAATAATTCTGGTGTATTTTCATTTACAGTAACCGATACTTGAGCATTGGTAGAAACCCCAATAATCCCTTGCTTTTGAATTGTAATAAGATTGTCTTCTATTTTTTCATATTTTTTATTAAAATTTGAGGCAACAAATAAGTTAAAATCAAAAGATGAAACAGATAAAGTTTCTTGAGCATGAGATAATGAAGAATCTGAAAGATCAAAAATTAATTTAGAATTTCTATACGCTTCTATTGTGGGATTAATTAAAGATAATAACCCATCAGATGAACTTGTTATATTAATCGTTGAAGGTTTTAAACTAGTTGAATCATAAAAAGTGTTTGAAAGTCTAATATTATCTCTATCTACCACATTAATATAATAAATTTTATTATTTTCTAATCCACCAGAAGGAAAATCAGCAGTATGAATTACTTTTTGTCCACCTAAAAGTTTATGTCTTACAATAGTTATAGTATTTGTAGTAGTATTGATTCCTGCAGATGAAAATGATTTAGATCCTATTGTCGTCCTTCTATTATAATCATTATATTTTACTATAAAAGTTTTTGATATTTTCGGATTTACTTTAATAGTAACAAAGTCTTTATTTGACAGTCCATGTGTTTCTGCAGTGGAAACTGTCACAATATTTTTATCAATTCTTCCAGTTAAAATTTCTGGGTAATTTACTTTAAAACTATGATAAAAACCGGTACCAATACCACTAAAATGAAGTGTACTTATGTTTTGTGTAGTTGAAGCAATTCCAACAATTGTTCCAGTAGTTCCAATACCAACTTTAACTGTTGATATTCCTATTAGGTCTGAAGTTATTTTTGCAACATAGAATATTGTGTTATTTGATATTGAAGTCGTTCCAATTCCAGATGTGAATGTCTGTATAGTACTTCCACCATTAGAATTGTAAAGCAAACTGTCTCCGGTTTCTAAATTATGACTTGGAATATAAATTGTTTTTGTTGGTATAAAAATTTCTGTCAGTCCGGCACCAGGATTTGAAAATTTTATAGTTGTACCAATCCCAACTCCAGAAATAGTTCCTAGTCCTAAAGATTCTAAAGGATTGAAATAAATTTCTACATTTTTTAAGTTTAAAAAAGAAGTTCTATACCCAACATTCACATTGAATTTTCTTGAGATTTCATATACTGGAGTATTTGAAGTATGGGCAGACCCAATTGTTCCATCAATTTCTCTTAATATTCTAATTCTAGATGAAAGTACATCAACATTTAAAACTTTTACTTTTTCTTGATCAATTTGTAAAATATCGTTTTCTCTAACATCTGGATATAGTAAACTACCTTTAACTGAAATATAAGTAACTATCCCAGTCACTCCAGTAGATGATATTCCTATAGTCGTTGTTCCTATTCCCGACAATAAAAAATTATTTGTAGATACACCTATTTTGTAAAACCCTTCTACAAATGATGCTGATGTGCTTAATCCAGATATTTCAATTGTATCAAAATTGTTTAATTTGTGAGGAGAAGATGAGAATCCAATAAAATTTCCTCCTCCACCTATAGGATAAAATTCTACGTTTGTAATACTAGTACTTGAAACACTGACAGAATTTATTTCTTTTCCTGAAATTTTTGATACTTTAGATTTAAATCCGCCACTCCCGATATTTGTTACATCTAATACTAATTCATCACCAACCTTATAATTTATTCCCCCTGATGTAATACCAACACCTTCAATTGATCCAACATCTACTGTTTTTACTTCAGATATTTGCTCTTTCAATTTATTTGGAAAAATCATATACTCATAATAACTATTTTTTTTATTAAAGTTATATGAATAAGAATTCCTCAACCAAGTATTATCATTTAGATTATATTCGTCTTGATTCGAATTTGGATTGAAATTAAATGAATTGGGTTTTGATGAATAATTTTTTCCTATCAAATATGGAAACTTTGGTTTTCTAAACCCATTAAAAATACCACCACTATCTAAAGTAGGTTCAAAAGTTGCAAAATAAGCATAAGTACCATTTGGAAAATCTGGTGTTTTGCAAAATCTTCCATTATTTTCATCTAAAACAGTTTCATCATCTGATGGAAAATATTTAAAGTCCTCAACAAAAAACTCTGGAGGGAGTAATGGTCTATTGGAATCTAAAGATAAAATATATCCAGATTTCATTCTAGCAACATTACCACCTTTTTTTGTTATATAACCATAAGGTCCATAAATGGGGTTTCCATCATAAGCCCACCCTATTATTGGTGAATGATTGAGAGAATCAATTTCTCTCCCTATTCCATTAAGTTGTTGTAAATCAGTTTCTAAATATTTTGGAATCCCTGAAGAATCTGTAGAATAAGATGTTTTCCTAAGTTCTCTAGGAGCATATAAATGACAGTATTCCAATCCATAATTTTTATTAATATTAGTATAAATTACACCATCATCATCATTGAGAACATCAAAATATTTTTTAAATAAATTAACGTTCCAAGATTTTATATTGGATATAAATTTTGCTCCAGATCCAGAAGAAATAACTTTTATACTTGTTAAATTCTGAAGATATTCAATTCCAGAACTTACAACTTTTACTGATGTTATTTTACCATTAGTTAAAATTGCAGTCAATACACAACCTGACCCATTCCCATCTACTATAAGTTCTGGTGGTGACGTATATAAATCTCCTCCATCATTAATTAAAATTTCTATAATTTTTCCATTAACAACAATTGGATATAAAACTGCACCAGAACCACTTGTTACTTCAATTTCTGGTTCTCTTTTATAATTAATAATATCAGAAGATCCATATTGTGTTCCTTTATTTGTCAAATGAACAGAAGTTATTTCACCTTGAAAAATTGGTTGCACCTTACATTTAAATTCATCAGTTGAAACTGATGAAATTCCTATATTTCCAATTACTTCTACTGTTATTTCAGGATAATTAAATATGTGAGTACCAAGACCAACACTTTCAATATTTACATATTGTTTTGTTTCATAAAAAAAACTTTGATTATTTGATGATGGTCCTATGTTTGATAGTTTAAAACTATCTTTATCAATTCTTGTAACGTAATATTGACTTGTGGTTGATATTCCTGAAGCAGCTGATCCATCAACGGAATATGTCAATAACTCTCCGGATTTATAATCATGATCAACAATTCGTATTAAATCAAGAGATGTAATAATTCCTACAGGTGAACAAGTTCTCTTTTTATTTTCATAATCTATTCCAGGATTTATTACTGTGATCTTACTTACTATTTTTTTCTTATTATATGCTTCAAAAGTATGATTTCCTTTACCATATGAAATCAAAGGTACTGTATTAATTCCTAAAATAGAATCATTTGAAGTTTTATACAACTTTATCGTAGTTGGATTTTGGACCGAGACATAATAACTTGAATCAGTTGTCAATCCAGATATTGCTTTTTGTGAAAAAGTTTTATAAATTAATAGTTCGTTATTTCTAAATTTGTGGTATGTTGAAAATCCTATAGTATTATTTGATATATTAACTAATGCTGACTTTTCTTCTGAGTTGAATGATACTTGATGTAACGTATCAGTTAATATTACTTCTGCTGTGGCATCTCTTCCGTTGCCTCCAGATATTTTTATTGTGGGAGTTTCTAAATAATCGAATCCTTGGTTTATAATTTTTATTTCTTTTAAATTTCCTTTCACTGCCACATATCCAGTGGCACCAATTCCAATAGAATCTCTAATTATTAATTGTGGAAGATTTATAATATCATATTCTTCTCCACCAGCAACAACATTTATATTTTCAATATTTCCATAATAAATTGAATCTATTGATTTGTAATTTAAAATTTCTACTCCATTTATCAATATTCCAGTTTGTCCCGGATTTGTGGGATATAAATTACCATCGTTTATAGGAGGAGAAATTTCTCTCAAAAGTTTTTGATTTGCTAAAGATTTTCCTTTAAAATACAATAATTCAAGTTTATTATTAACTACATTTTTATCCGAAGATAATCTAACATAAATTTCATTGAAAATATTTGATCTACTTCTAGACAATTTAATATCATTTTGATTTATTCTTTTAACATAATAAATCCCCTCTTCAAATAGAGAACTTAAAACTGTATCACCATCTTTTTCTGGAGTATAATAAACAGCATCACCAGTATATAATCCATGATCTGAATTTATTGTTATTTTAAAAATTTCACTCTCAGGAAATATACCATTTAAACTATATGATAATAGTTGGGTATTAATTGGTTTTGAATAATATGGAATAGATGAAGAAGAAACTAATATCCTATTATCAAGTTTATATACATTTTGAACATTTGCATCAATTGTATTGATATTATATTTTGTTGAAACTGCTTTTGTTCTATTTCTTTTTAAAATAAATTTAGAATTTAAGTTTATATTAAATTGTCCATCACAATCAAAAACTTTATCACTTAAAATATTTTTTATACTCAATTTATATATTGACCCATCAGAACCTTTGATTTCTATTGAATCACCTATTCTAAATACGTGAGAATCAAATAAAATAATACGATAAGTTCCTGGAAGTTGAGAATTGATTTTTTCAACTTCAAATGATGGGGATGTATTGAAATACCAATTGTTTGATAGTTTATCTTTTAAACTTATACCTAAAGTTTTTATTTTAAGTTTTTCTCCGACAGCATGATAATATGAATCATAGTTTATATTTAGAGAATTTAAAACTGATCGTATTTTAACTGTTATTAAATTTGAGGTTCCAATCCCAACATAAGCATATGCAAAAGTATTAATATCAATTGAAGTATTATCTGATATAGTTGCTGTTATCCCAGAACAATTTGAAAATTGTGTGAAAGTTTTTGACTCATAATTAATAATACCAGATTCTCCATTTGGGTATGTTAAAGACAATTCTCCACTTAAAGGAAACCCTAGAGTAGAATCTACATCAATGTAAGTTTGTCCTATTAAAACTTCTCCGATTATTTTTGTTTTTGGATGAACTGAAAATTTTCCATAAATTGCACCATCAACTGCAATATCTCTATCATATCCAGAATCTAAACTTATTTCATAGTAACTTATCGTACCAATTCCGGAATTTACTTTTTCCACTTTTGTTACTGGTGAAAATGCTTTTGTTATATTAAAGTATGAATCCTGACGAAGAGTTAGATTTTCCAATTCAAATGGATTTCCAGATACACTTTCAACAACTAAATTATTTGTTATTTTATAACCAGCATCTGATGGTCTAAATAAGAACTCTCTTGGTTTTATTACTTCAACATTTTCCCCATAAAGGGCTAAGAATAGAATTTTAAATGATTGGTCAGTTCCCTTAGATGAATAAAAATCTTTTGATTGTTTAATAAAAATATTTTGATCTAAAGAAAAATCATCACTTGGTCCACCAGGAAATCTTTGTACTTTTTTAGTTACCAAATTTCTTTCATCAAATCCTGGCAGAAATTGTTTTTTTATTTTACTTAAAAATTCTTTCAAAAATAAAACACTCAAATTCTCTACGTTATCTCCAGAATTATGCTCTTCTGATATTGAAGACTCAAAAAGTAATGATTCTGGGTTTCCAATTTTTTTATATGAAGTTATTCCAGAAAATCCTCTTATACAATTTAAAAAAGAATATTTGTCTTTATTTTTATACGTAATTATTTCATCATTTATTTTAAAAAGTCCATAAGAATCCGGAAAATCATCTGTTGTTCCAAAATCTGCATCAATATTAATTGTAGTATCATCAAAAGAAATATTACCGTTTAATTTGATATTTTGATTAAAATTGGTATTTTCATTTAGTTTTATATAACGATCAATATTTTGTATTAAATCAGCAGGGGCCCCCTGATACTCTTGCCCAATATAATATTGCGATAAAAATTCTAAAATAAGAGGAAATTCTTCTCTTACATATTCTGGAAGTTGATTTTTAACAATGTTATTGAATTGAACTCTTTTTTCTGTCATTTTATTATAATCTTACTAAATTGTCATTACTATAACTTGAGGATACTGTGTAATTAGAAGCTGAAAAATCCAATCCTGATGAGATTGAATCTTGAATCATTTCAAAATTGCTCTTACTTATATCTAGTCTTAAATATAAATCTTGTTTTCCAATCACATCATTGGAATGTGGAATTGCTGCTATTTCTATAATTTCTCGTCCATCTTTAAATTTTGCAGAAATTATATTAATAGTATTTAACGTTATAACTCCGTTTTTATAATCAACAGTCCCAGCATTTTGATTTTCTATAACAAAATCTTTAGATGCTGGTGAAGGTAAACTAAAAATAAAAATATTTCCTTTTGTAGAATCATTACTATCGACAATATCTGTAAAATATACATCTTTAATTTGATTTCTTATTCTTGCTTTAAAAGATGTTGTTTTAATATTAAATTGAGATGCCTTTATGTGAAATTCATTGCCAAAACCTATTTGATACTCAACAAAGGAATTTGCAACAATTCTCAAGTCTCTTCTCATTTGAACAGTTGTTATATTTGAAGTTATTGATGGATCACTTTGATCTATAACTTTTAAAAATTTACTATATTTAAATTTGGCCCCATACTTATTTAACTCGCTAGATTCCGCATATTTTTCTATATTTGAGTTTATAATGCTTTTTACATATGCAGAATTTGGTGCCAAATTTGTATTGTAATATATTTTCGAATCTACCTCAACTTCAAGATATTTTAAATCTAATATTTCAGGAACAATACCTGCAACAGCATATTTTTTAAGTTTATTTTTAATATTTTCTTTAATTAAATTGGGTATAAAATCACCATTTCTTGGTTTAATGCTTATAAAGACTTTTCCATATTGTGGAGGAGATAAATCTTCACCACCAAAAACTGTCAACGATTCTGTTTCTGGATATATGCGAGAAGGTATTAAAGATTCATAGTCACTAACAGTCAATGCTCTATTGTAAGAAGAATAAACTTTTGGTGCATATTTTTTAATAGACTCCACAGACTCAATTACTTCACCACCACTTGAATTTGTATTTGCTGATATTAAAGATATTCCAGAAGTTATATTAATAAAATCATTATTTTTAATATATGTCAACCTTCCGCTGAATAGAAATTGATTTATTCCATTTGCTAAATTGCCATTATTTACAATATATTCAATTTCAATTTCATCACCATCTTCAAGTTTTCTACCAAAAATTCCATCGGGAAAAAGTAATTCATATCTTTCATCTTCAATTTCTTGAATAAAATAAATTCTAGATTCTGAATTGAGATCAAATAAATCGTTTTTTAATTGATATTTTACTCTCGATCCATCTTCCAATACAAAAACATTTATATGTTGTGTGTCAATTCCAGAATTAGGAATAATAAATCTTTGATTTGGATTAAAAGAACTTACAGTAAAATTTGTAGATAACAAATTTCCTTCATACACTAAAATATTATCAAATGATGCAATATTATCAAATACTGGAACAGTTATATCATTTAATATTGAAAAAATAAATGAGGAATTTCCAAAAGATCCTGAAGACGAGGCAACTGGACCTTTGTTTAGAATCAATGATGATGGTTTTAGAGTTTCACTTGAAGTGTCTACAAAAAAGGAAATATTAGCTTCTGCAGATTTTTTTGATCTTGGTACATATCCAATATTTCTTGCAAGTGCTACTACATTTTCTCTAAGAGTTGCACTATCAATAAAAACTTCATTAGTTACCATATTGGCATTGTATGAAGTGATATAAGTGTTGTATGCTAATACATCCAAAATTGTAGATAAATTTGAACCATCAAAATCATAATCTGTAAAATTCGAATTTGATCTTAAATAATCTTTGAGAGTAGTTTTTATCTGGTCAAAATCCAGATTTGAAAAATTTACTAATGACATTTTTACCTAGTAGGTTGCAAGACGAACTCTAATTGTTGCGTAGACACATCAGCACCAATAATTTTATAAATTATAGTTACATTAAATTCGTTATTATCATAGTTAGGATTTGTTTTAACTTCAATCAATTCAACTCTTGGTTCATAATTTAAAATTGAATTTTCGATTTCATCCTGAATAATAGATGCCGATATATCGTCAACATTTTCAAATAAAGACTTACTTACTCTAGAACCAAAATTTTCATTAAAAAATTTCTCTCCTGGTACAGTAAATACAATATTTCGAATTGAACGTGCAATTGCGCTTTCATTTTTAAGGGTAATCAAGTCACTACTCAAAGGATTACTCTGAAAAGTCATACTAATATCTTTAAAACCTTGACTTACCCTTTCTAAAGGCATTTAATGCTCTGAATCTATCTTATTTATTATAGTTTTTTGACTCATATAATGGTTCTGCTCCATATTCCCAATCATCATAGTCATCATCGTTACGAATTTTCTCATGAAGTTCGTTTTGAGTCACAAAATCATGTTTTTTTGGTGTTAAATCGTCATTTGCAATCTCACGAAGCATTTTTGGTGGTGTTACCATGTAATCTGTGATTAATTTTGTAGTTCCCCACACTTCTTTCATGTAATCCTTGTCTCTATCCGAGGGTTGTCCCATTTTTTTGCTCCTGATTGGTTAAATCAGAACTTTTTACGGGGTTGCTATCCCTAATTTCCGTTACTTCGTACATAAAATCATCTGATGTTTCAATTTTACGAAGATTTTCAACAGAATATTCAGTCATATCGATTTCATACCCTGGATTTTTGGTAATTCTATTGCGTGTCCATGCATCGTCATACCATAAAATTTTATTATTTGGATATGCATAGAAGTTTCCATTATCCATCTTGAAAAAATGAGCACATTTATGCTCTGGTGTCTCACTAAAGTTCGTGTTCAAAGTAGATTTTGATTCCCATGACCAATCTAAAGTAAACATATAAGTTCCTTCATTCTTTTTGCCCTTATAGTTGATAAGTTCAGCACGTAAGTTAGCCAATCTTGAACGTACCTGAACATCAATATAAGGAGAAAAGCAATCCCACCACATACACTCTTCTAATTCTGAAACTGGAGCATCTGGTTTCCAACAAAATGCATGAATTGGTCTGCGAGTCCAGTTGACCCCATTCTCTAGAAACGCCTCAAAGAGGGGTACATGCTTCTCTAAGGATGCTACAGAGTGTATGTCACACAAAGTTACATCTCCATTCCTTTTTTTATGATTATAAAGAAACTCATTACGAATATAACAAGTAAAAGTTGGAAGATTGTGATTTAGGTAAGACATTTTTAGACTTTCATGGTTTTTTATGGTTCAATTCAAACTTCCTGCGAGAGACGAGAGCGCCTCTCATAAGTATCTATAAGGTCACACAAGCAATAAAAAGGCACCTCATAACGAGATGCCCTGAAAGATTATTTACCCTGTCCTCTACGAGGTTTTCGTGCGTTGTTTCTGCTCGTTGCAGTATACTTTGTGTGTTTCCCATTTCCCTGTCGAGTATTCTTGGGATGAGACTCAACACCATCTGAACCACTCAGTGATTTACGATTTGCTGCCATATAATTATCCTATATTAAATAATACGAGTCTTTTCATGTCCGACACGAATGCGAGGATCGCACCAAATATCGAATCCCTTTTCAATTGCATCAAGACAGAATGAGACATCCTCGCCACACATGTCCTGGACCGCACCAGATTCAAAGACTTGCATCTTAGGTGCAAACCAAGGGTATTCAAGGTTTTCAAATACACCTTTCTTAATCAATACCCAACCAAATCCTGTATAGTCAACAGTAAAGGGCTTACGACGCTTTGAGATACTATCAACAGTTTCATGATTCATAACTCCACCATTCTTGCGGAAGTCATCTTCTTCTAACCAATGTGCGACAGATGTTGTGTGCCCATCTTCCGTGGCATACCATCCACCAACGATTTCTTTTTCTTCACCTTCAGCATTGAGTGCCATATCACAAAGTTGCCAAAACTTATTTGTATCAAAAACAATGTCAGAGTCAATCCATAGTTGATAGTCATATTGCAATTTTCCATCCCACGGAATTTGCTTAGGACCTCTTAATACATTTGCACCTAAACATTTACAACGTGCAAAGTTTACCATTGATGAGTAATCTTGTGAGATCTGAATACTCATTCCATTTTGTACAATATCAAAACAAAGTTGTACAAATGCCTTGAGAAATATAAAAGAGCATCCACGTCCTGGAAGACAGAATACTATACTCTTTCCTTTCATTCTTTCTTTAATTGCACCATAGTCCCAATCTTCTGTTGGTGCTGATGTCCTTGGTGCTGATGCTTTTACAGTGAATCCTTTTGCCATAAAAATTTAGTCAACCTTCATTTCAATTTTAACAGTTTATATAGGTATTGTCAATATGGAAAATTAATGTGAAGAATTTAAAATAATTTCTTTATTTAAAGAAAGTTCTTCATATGATAAATCTTGAATACAATAGTCAGTTTTAATAATACCAACCATACCTTTTATAGTTTTCCACGTAGTATGAAATTCCTCTTCTTTAATTGAGTGAAATAAACATTTATCCTTTGCATATATGTGATATATTTTTTCAGTATTATACATTATTTTTACTGGGGGATTTTTTTGTCATGATTTATTTCACAACAGCATTATATATGAGAACTAATAAAAATCCAAGAGGTATAAAGAATGTTTGTTTTGGGTACCTAATCATCCATCCTGCAAGAACTACTCTAAAGAAGTTCCAGTAGGGCGATCTTCTTCTGAAATTAGTTTTATGCGTTCTCATTTCTGGGAGAATTTTTTATATGAGAGTGATACATAGATCGAAAAAGACATACAGTGTAGGTTAGGGTAGTGGAGGGTTTTTATATACGCAACGCCGCCATCAACGCCCAACCGACGCCCCATAAACACTGCCCCCATCACTAAGTATAACACTGCTGCCCCACGGTGTCAACACATCGCTCACGCTCTGTCTAACGACCTAGGGGCACACAGTTGCTAACTATCAGATTGCAAACACCTCAGCACAACTATCAATATTATCCTCAACAATGCTCTCTACAAGCATATCAAGAATCGTCAAGATTTCGGTGGCAGTGTTACCTTGTGCCAACAAAGAAAGAATCACAGACTTAGACATAATAACAAAAGAAAGTTGAGTTAACTGTTTGAGTGGTGAGTGTCTTTATAGAGGCGCATCTCATTCCTCTTGATTGTTACTTAGAAATCGAACACATCAGAGTTAAGTTGTACCACATTCACCTTAGGAGAATTGAACTTAACTCCATCCTTTGTTTCAGTCACTCCATACTCATCATAGAGACACTTTACCAGAGTTTCGTAATCACCACAATCTTGTGCTAAGTTATACAAACTCTCATCATTGTTTATCCACAATGCAACGTTCCAGGTTTCATAGTTGTTCCACCCATTGTAACTAATATCAAGAGCATTGAGTTGATAGGTTGCAGAGGTCATCTTGGTTTGGGTAGTGGTCATACTATAGGGACACTTTCAGGGGCCCATAACATGTAAGAAACTCTAAGTATTCATAGATACTAAAAAATCTCCCGATATCTGATAGTATTCTCCCCTAATAGTTTATACCCTTTAACTGTCTTATTTGGTGCTCGCGTGTTGTTTGTTTTGTATAGGGTTGATATATCGACTTTATTTTCTTTACACCACTGAGTTATATTGAATACAGTACACACTTTGTTAGTTTTTACGTGCAGAATATCAAAGTACTTTGCTAACGAATATTCAGCATTATATTGTCTATTGCACCACTCTAAGTTGCTTACGTGATTATTAGAAACATCCTCATCAATATGATTAACCTCTAAAAGATTGTATGGATTTTCGATGTAAGTTTCTGCTACTAATCTGTGCAGTTTATAGTTCTTTCCTTTTATTGGCATATCATACCTACCATCAGTTCTTAAACTTGATTTTTTTAGGTAAGGATTTGATGTATAGTCAATATAGCTATCTACACCTCTACCATTAAGTTTACCGCGAGTTTTCCAATAACTCCACACCTGGCCATCTTCTGTAATAAAGTAACCAGAATGCTTGGGGTGTTCTTTCATTTTTTTCTGTGTTGGGGGTATACTATTTATAAGAATGTTGGGGTCTTAAATCAAGACTATTGCCCCCAACATTCTTGACTGCCCCAATATTCCTTACATACTAAAACTGTCGGGTGTACTTAAGTCCTCTACATATGCCTCACAGTGTTCTGCTGGTTCTAACTTAAATACTTTTGCCCAGTCCATATTGTGTGGGTCAAAGTCATTCAGAACATCAAGTTCCAGTGTCACTCTATACTTTTGCTTCTGTGCTTGGGAATACGCAACCGACATAATAGTGCTCCATTTATGTATGTGTACAGTATAAGATACCTGTCGTTCATTGTCAAGTACCTTGGGGGTATTTATAAGGTATTAGTGTGTTTTTCAGAGTATTTGTGAGATTTTGTAATGCTGGTGGGGAGAAATATTCGGGGGGTTGACATTCCTGGGTGTTTGTGATAGAATGCTCGCTAAGATAACAAGGATTCTGAGCATTTATAAGAGCATCAAAATATCATACAATTCACCAAAGTATCATACATTCATCAACATATAAGAACATCACAAATACACATTACGAATACTTATCCTAATCAACACAAACACGTCATAATGATTAATAATACCTTTTTTAATTGATTTTAATTCATATTAACATTATTTTGATACGAATTCGTATTAATAAGCATAAAAAAGAGAGGAGATTACCAGTCTCCTCTTATTAACCAACCCACCTACATTTAGAAATTATCTATACTTTACAGAGTGACTTTAGTTGAAAAGATGAGGCAAACTCCTTCCTCTTTAAGTGTTATACCATCACTCCATAGAATATATTTTTAATCACTCTACCATCACATTTCTTTTCGTGCAATATTTCACCAGTGCGCCAATTCTTGGTGCACCACATCAAATCTCCCTTGTAATTATAGTAGTGATTTGAATAATGAATATTATATGATGAAACTTCTTTGATATAAAATTGATAGAGAGTATTAAAGAACTTTTGATAACGTTCTTCAATACAATACAATCCTCTCACTGGACGATGTAATTGTATTTCTAGAAACTTACAGAGGGCACGAATGTTTTTGACACAAAATGCACCATCACTATTAGAGGTTCCTTGATACTTCAAACGTAATGCTTTTACTGGAATCAATTTACGGTTTTCAATCTCAATACTATCAGGAAGATTCTCATAACCAAAGAAAGCAGGATGAAAGATTTCGTTGTCAAGTGTCATTTGATTGATTGGGGATTCGAGAGCATCAACTGGTAAAACATTTTTCCTCTAAATGATACTAACTGTAAGAGTAACCTACTGATTGTAACTTGTCAAAGATAGTATCAATCTCAGGGTCATACTCTTCCTTTGACCTATTAGCAACCTCTTCTAAGTAATAGAGAATTACTGATATCTCATTCTCGGTGAGTGAAACATTGTGCAGTGTGTCAAGTGTCATTTGATTTGATTGATTAGGGATTCGAGAGCATCAACTTGTAGACCTTTCTTTTTCATTAGATAGTAACCTTGCAACATTCGTTCGTTACTATTTCTATTTGGTATCTTACCCTCTGGTGGTAATAATGGGTCACCCATCTTTCTTGGTTTACCTGGTTTTCTTCTCCACCACTTTTTTTCTTCATCTAACTCAACTGGTAGAGTTACTGTCCAACTTCTTACTTTGTGTGTGAGGTTCATAATAACTTAAAGAGTAACTGTTTGTTTGTCAGGATTAAAAGTAACCTCAGTTAATACATCAAACTCCTCAGTCATCTTAACATAATTCCATTCTCCTTCATTCTCACCTACCTGATAGATGTGAATGAAATTATCAGAATCAGTTTTGACATAACAACCAAGGTCAAAATTGTTCTCGTCTAAAACATAATTCGCTGAAAGAAGTGCTTGTTGAAATGTCATTTGAGTTTGATAAGTGTGTGGTAAGATGTTTTACTTAAACTCATGCAAGTCGCATCGATGAGAAGAAAGGAACTGGTGCAAGTCCTCCTGAGGTCATAACATTTACGAACCAAGTCTTTTTGTTTGCGAATACACTTTCACCAGATAATCCATGCTCAGAAAGTATTGCATTGATTCTTGACTTGGTAGTGTTTGATTGATACCCACCATCAAACAAACGAATGAATGAGTTGCTTACCTCAGCAATCTTATTGCCATGAAGATAAACATAAGAAACTCCATCTAATGTTTGAACTTCAGTATTAGCAGATTTGAAGTGAGTGTTGTTGCTGATTGCATCATTCATCAGGGATTCGATTTTTCTCATTTTGGTTTGGTTTAGGTTTGGTGTCTACACTATAGGGACACTTTCAGGGGCCCAGGATTTAATACTTTTCTTAAATAATACTTTAGATGATTCTATTGTATCATAATTCAGCATAAGAATGATTCTCAATATAATCCCATGCGACTTCTGTTGCATCCTTACGGGAGAAGAACTTACCTTTGATTGTTAATGATTTGTAGTGATGACGGATAATACCATCAGAGGGTATTGTGCTGTTTTTATATACCCAAACATTGTAACCTTTCATTCCTTTGTTGACCTTAAAAGGTGCAGGATTGTTACCTTTGATAATCATTTTGTTTGAGAAAGTGAAACTTCAGTAATGTTTAGATCTGATTTTAACAGTCGATTGATTAACTTTTTTCTGTTAGAGTTCTTTGTTAAATCAATATCAACTCCAAGGTCGATAGCAATCTCTTGAGAAAGTCTATCATCATAAGAGAACTTAACAAATACAGTTGATGTCATTTTGTTTGATTAGTAGTTAGAAACAACAGAATGAATAGTTCCAGTTGAAGTGTATACTAAGTGAACATCGCAAGAGTATTCTTCAGAGAGAGAATATGCAATATCAATGGCACGATCTATATCAGTGGTTTCATTCTCCCAAGGAGCAGAAGTACAGCGGATTGAAAGTTGCATTTGGTTTGAGTGAGTGGTTATACTATAAGGACACTTTCAGGGGCCCAGAGATAGTTACTTTACTTAAATGTTACATTAACTCCTATGACTTTAGCAGTTGGGTTACGTGCAAGTGCCGTAACTTTTGCGTCTTGATTGTTATTGGCATGTACTTCCTCGGTGAATACTTTGCCACCAATATACAACTTAACTTCATACTTCATGAGAAAACCTTTGGTAAACCAGCAACAATTAAGAAAGATAAAAGAGCAACAATATCCCAACACTTATGGCGAATCATATAAGGAATGGCAAGAGAATTGCCCACCAGATATAGTCGGCATCCTAAAGTTGTGTCGTGGTACATTGTAATGATGTAGGCAAAACAAATAATGAAACTGGAAAGAATACGAGCACGATTTTCAATCATTGGTACTATTTGTTTGGAACTGTTAACCAGGTCGCACGATCTGTTCCCATTGTGAATTGATTATCCCATACAAAATGTGTAGATTCCTGGCGAGTCCAGTTAAACTCAGCAGTAAGAAAGTCTACTGCCTCAGTCATACAAACAAAGCGATGAGTTTTTTTCATTTTGGTTTGGTTTGAGTTTGTGTTCATACTAAGGATGCACTTTGAAAGGTTGGAGTAAGTCATCAGTTGAAATAGAATGAATGAACGTCGGTTTCTTCGTCGTATTGAATAATAAAATCACCAATCTCTACATTATCACTTTCTTCCACAAGTTGAGCGAACTCTGTAACATTTGCGAATGGAAGTAAAGGAATGATACAATCACCATTCTCATCAAAAGAGTTAATGCAGTTACCGATGAACTTCATCTGTTTTGGTTGGTTAGTCATTTGAGTTGTGTTCATACTATAAGGACACTTTCAGGGGCCCAGAGATAGTTACTTTAGTCTTCCCATAAGTTTCGTTGTATCAAAATCTTGCGGATTTCAGTAAATGCAAACTGACGAAGTTGTTTGTTTGTGGTACTATCAAAGGCACTATAAAGACGACTGAGATATTCGTCTTGTGATGCTCCTATGTTGCCACTACCACCAAGATCATTAAGTGTTGATCCTGCCTTAGACTTAGGTCTTCCAAAGTTACCTGAGACCTGACCAGTTGTTCTTAGTTTTGGTTTGATCTTTGAGAGGTTTGAGTGTGTCATTAACAAACAAGGTTAGGAACAAATAACCAGATATATTCACCATCTTCAGGTTCAATTCCACCGACAACAAATTCAGAATGAATTGCACTGGCACTGTCGTAATCCTCTGTGCAAATTAAATACTCAAGACGATCCTTAAATGTTGCTGTCAGTTCATCAATGCAGGTTTGTTTGTTCATTTGAGTTTGAGTGAAGTTGATTGATTGGTGCTTACACTATAGAGACACTTTACACGTCCCCCCTTTACATTATCAACGAGCATATAAATATCCTCCCGACCAATCAGCATTAGCAAATAAGTATTCACGATCTTTAATTAATCGCAGGTCAAATCTAACACCTTTTGCTGGTGCTTTGTAAGATGCAGACTTATAAACTTCACCAGTCTGCTTATCAACAAAACAGTGAACACTGTGATGACCACCACCATCAACAAACATGATTTTGTGATACTTTCTGCCACTCTCAATTACATAATCAATCGGACAATTACCTGCCTTCAATTCCTCAATCTTGCGTTGATGATATTGCGATTGAATTGAAGGAGATCCATCATAGGTAAAGTTAAAGTTCTCAACAGAACGTTGATGCCCACGAATTGCATACTTAGTATAATTATCTTTCAGTGCATCACATAACATTAGGCACCATTCTGTGACTTTCAAACTAATAGTGTTCTTTGCATCTTGCTCGGCAACGTAATCAGAAAAGGTGGCAGTCATTTGGAAAGTTTCAGTTTGAGTGATTTGAGTGCTTGTTTACGTGCTACAATCTGACCCTTACACATACCTTTTGTTCGTTTACTCTTTCCAGAGTTATGTTTCCAGTTTGGAGTGTTCATTTTACAAGAAAGAGATTGTGAATTTTAGCACGAATAGAGTAAACATCTTCACGATCATAATCATCATTATCAAGAGCATTACCAATGAAATTGTAAATCATATCCCATTCGTTTTCTGTAAAGAACTCTTGAGTTGTTTGAGTTGTGGATGTCATTTTGGTTTGGTTTGAGTGAGTGGTCATACTATAAGGACACTTTCAGGGGCCCAGAGATTTATACCCAGTTCTTTGCAGTATTGAAGTTAGCAAAAGCAAAAACTTCACGGTTCACTAACTTCATAATGATGCTACTATTCTTAAGGACGAAACCCTCACCAACGATCTTCTCACCATTAATATATGCTACTGGACTGTCTGATACAATCATCATATCCATCAAGTCCTCTTTGATTTCTATCATTGAGAGATAGAGATGTGCAAGATTCTGGCAGACAAGAATCTCAGTTAGATTGCGAAGGTTAAGTTCACTACCAGAACGAATCAAAGCATTGATTTGTTTCTTTGCCTCTGCTGCTTGTTTTACACTTAAGAACTCAACATCATCAACATCAACCTGAGGTAAAGTTATGCGAATAAAGTCTACACAAGGTTGCACGAACTTCACATGGTTAGTATCATTGAAGAATGGTGTAGTTCCAGATACATAAGCATCTCTAAGTTCACCATCAGTGCTCCACTTTGTATGTGGTGCAATAATAATACTTTGTGTTACAATCTCAGGGAACTGATAAGTTATTGTGTTAGGAGTATATGAACAAAGTCCACCAAACCCAATAAAGTCACCCTGATAAATGTTCTCTGTACGAGGTAAACTATCTAGGCAACAGTGTAATATTTGTGCTACATTACCACTGTGATTTGTATCAATATCTTCGTGTGATTCGTTGATTTTCAGTTTAACTTTGTTGAATACACTTTTGGTGCCCACAAAGAAGTTTCCAGATGCAGGATTAGTTCCCCACACTATTGCTGGAGACCCATCAATCTTCAAAGAAACTTGATAGTCACCATCAAAGAACTCAAGAACAGATAAGTCACCTGTGAGGATTAGATCCTCAAAATGTTCTTGATGTTTGTTTTGTATGCTCATACTATAAGGACACTTTCAGGGGCCCAAAGAATCTAATATACTGCAATAAGTTCGTTTGCTTTAATCCTACTACTACCTTTTGCTGCAATAGTTCTTGTCACTTGAATAGGATAAATCGTAGCATTTTTGTAAAGTTCTCTGGTTATATCCACATCGTGATTTGATACAATTACTTTGATTCCCTTAGATGCAAGGGATTCTGCAAGGTCTGCTAATTCAGTTTGTTGTTGGTGAATAAATCCATTCGTAGCATAACTTGTAAAGTTTGAAGTATTTGATGCAGGCACATATGGAGGGTCAAAGTACACAGTATCACCTGATTCTAAATCTTCGTAAAGAGATGAATCTTCAAAAGAAAGTGAAGTAAATCTTACTAATTGTTTAGAAAGAAAAAACATTCTAAAGTTCATCATTTGTTCTGATGGGCATACTGGTTTATCATACTTACCGAAAGGAACATTAAATCCACCTTTACTATTATATCTTGATAATCCATTAAAACAGTGGCGATTCAAATAAACAAATAATCTTGCTCTTTCTGTAGTATTTGTTGCTTGGTTAAAATGTGCTCGTAGTTCTAAATATGCTTCCTTTGTGTTATTCTCTGAAGTGAATAGTTCCTCACAGTATTTGATGAAGCTATCATCATTTGGATTCACTAAGTTTTGATAGATTGCAACCAAATCTTTATTCACATCATTGAGAATGTATTGGTCTGCTACTGTATTGAGTGCAACAGAAAGACTACCACCAAATGGTTCACAATAACGCTTAGGATTACCAATATGCGGAATAAGATGGGGCAGAACCCTATATTTGTTTCCTGCCCACTTTAGAAATGGTTTATTCATCAAACTATGTCTTTATGTATCTATAATACTCAAATTCATCAGAATGTCAACTGTTTACCAAATTTACCACACAAATAAAATGCCATATACTTATTTTTAAGAGTTACATTTTTAAATGTTAGTGGAGTGTAACTTCCATTTGATTTACTTGCCTTAGTACGAATTTGCAGAAGACCATTAGGTCCTGTGATAGTATTTAATTCTTGATCATTATCAAATATGGTACGAATTTTATCACAAATATGGTTGTAATCTTCACGCAATTCTTGATAGTGTTCAGGATGAATTTCTTCATTGAGTAATGTTGAGTTTATATAATCGTTAGAGCGTGAGAATGTAACATATATGGTTTGTTGTAACTTTTTCCCAACCTTACTATTTTCAAATAATACTTTGTAATCAATTATTTCAGATAGACAATGTTTTAACTGTGTAACAGCAATAGATTGACCAAGAGTAAAAGACTTAAGTTCACCATCAGCAAGATCTTTAAGGTCAGAACTGTTAGGAATCCCAAGAGCAGTTTCTAATAACTGACCACGAGAACCTTTATTTTTATCAGGTTTTTCAAATTTACTAAAGTCAGTAACTTTTAATAAAGATAAAACTTGAAGTACAGTTAGTTTCATAAGAAGTGCAGTCATACAATAAGGACACTTTCAGGGGCCCAGAAAGTTTATTCTATGGGTAGTTGTGCTACACTCTTACCCTTTCTTAAGGAATCAATATAATTTCGTGCAGAACTTTCAGTTCTACATAACTTCAACTGTTGCCCATCATGTAGTATCATAAGTTGCCCCCCGAAAGGTATTGCTGCATAGACACCCTTATCAATCAAGAATCCTTTATTCATACTAAAAACTCCTTTTCATACTGTATCAAATGCTCGGGAAAGTACAATCCATTTCCTATTACTGGTTGTGCATTTTTCCATCTAATATTACCGTCTGGACGACGATACAGATTAATACCCAGACTAGCATACTTTTCATCGGTTGGCACACTTACTTTGTAGTCATTACCATCATTGGTTGTAAGCGAACTCAACTGATTGTTCTCCTGCGCAGTTACAACAACTGTGGCACAAGATTTCCAGAAGATGTCACGAAACACCTCAAAGTCTTGCAAGTATGTGTCAGGATTGTCCAGAATCATTCTACCAACAAATTGCGGAGAAAGATAGTGGTCATGAACAGTTTTCTTGCCTTCCAGTTTGTTATGATATGCTGCCTCACTTATAAACCCTGTGTGATTGGGTGTGCCACAATCAAACACACCGCAAGCATAGTAAATGCGTGTGATAGGACGACTAAACTTTGGTTTGCCCCAGTTGTGTACGTTTGCCCGCAGACTATTGAAGGTAGTCTCGCAATACTCTTGCCAACGATTAGAGTTTTTCATTTGTACTTTCCAAAAAATCGGTGTTTTCGTTTGTGGTAAATGACCTATCACACCCTCAGGATAGAATCATCAAAAAATCAGGTTTTGACCCCAGTGGTAGACTGGGGTTTCATTGGGTCTCAACTGCGAACCACCGATATAGCAGGTTCACCCTTGTGGAAAATAATATCAACAACTGCCTGAACAGATTTAGCAGTGGAGATACCAACTCTATTGTAAACAGGAACAACAACCAGACCAAACTTTTTGGATTCATCACCAAGTCTAATCACTCTTCCGATAGTCTGCGAAATGGAAATGTAATTCATATTGCGCATAAACAATACTGCTTCCAATCCTGATACATTGATGCCCTCAGATAGGATGCTATGATGTAGCACAACAAACTTCTTAGATGAGTCTTTGCCCCAGGCATTTAGAGTGTTGAAAAATACCTCACGATTTACCATCAATCACTGCTCCAGTTTTTGCAGTAATGAACATCCAAGAATACCCACGAGATTCTAACTTTGAACAGAAATCAGTTTCTGATACGAGTGCCACAATCTGCTTGGTTGCCTTCGCACAAATCAAAATCTTATTGACTTGATTATCAGCAATGGTTTCCAGCAAATTGTTTGCATCACGATCATAGTTGGTCTGTTTCCCAGTTACCATCTCCAGTTGCTTTACAATCACTTTTGGTGGCAAGATATACCCAGCAGAGACTAACTCAGGAGCAGGAACTTGGCAGATAACTTTACC